TCAGCCGCCCGGAAGCGCTAACCTGACTGTCGAAACCGGCACCTGACGCGACTTGATGTAGCCGGCTGTCGTCGACCGGTCAGAGTGCGCACCTGCCACTTGCAGGGCATCGAGGTCGTAGCCAGCCTTGTTCGCGTCGGTCATTGCCTTTGCGCGAATATCCTTGATCGTGTAGGGCTTGTCGCCTAGCTTCGCGCGGACCATCGCGCCTTCCCACGCGTCGCGGCAAGCCTGATCCGTGTACGGCTGACCGTGTGCATCGCGCACGACATACGTCTGTCCGAATGTGGGTTCAAGCGCACGAGCGCGCTTCAGCACCTCGTCGATCTCTGGCGTGATCGGCCAATCTACAGCCTCGCCGCTCGAATCTTCCGTCTTCGTCGGCACGAAGTGAATCACGCCGGCTTCCCGGTCGATCTGATCGAGCCGCAAGTATCTAATCTCGGTCGAGCGCTGGCACGTCAGGTAGCAGAGGTCGACAAATACCTGCATCATCGGCCCGCTCGGCACCTTGGCCGTGATGGTGCGGACTTCTCCCTTGATCTTCTTCTCATACGTCGTGGTGGTCAGCGCCGCGCGAATCGCCAGAAAGTGCCCGTTCGGGATATACACCTTACGGACCTTCGGCTTCTTCACCTGAACTTCCCGGCACGGGTTGGCGCTCACGTATCGCCGCACAGTTGCCCAAGCGAAGAACTTCGACAGCCAGCCGTGCATCGCCTGAAATGTGGGCAGCTTGTCTGCCCAGTTGCCACGCAGGAAGTCGTCGATCGCGCCCGCGTCCGCTTGCTGAATGTCGTATTTCGCGAACGCTGTCTTGATCGTCTCGCCGCGCCGCTTCCACTCAGCCTGGAACGATTCCGCGTATTGCTTTTCGTGGGTCTGCATGTAGATGTCGAGCAGACGCGGCATGTTGCCGGAATCCGGATCGATCTCGATCTTCCGCTTTTCCTCTGCGAGGCGCTCGAGCATCCGGGTTTCGCCCTCGTCGACGCGGCACAGCCGGATCCATTTCTGGTCAGTGTTGCGCACCCACCAGAACGTGTTCGAGCGGTTGTACACGCGGTTCGGCAGGCCGTCCGCCTTGGTTCTGCGACGAGCGTTCAAGCGGCCCTCCGGATCGGCATGAGAGGCGGACGCTCGGTGTTCGCGCTGCTGGTCGCGGGCCCGACGCCGGCGCGTTTGGCCTGCAACCCTTCGAACGCCGCCCAGGTGAGGATGATACGCCCGTCCGCGCGTTGCACTGGCGTGATGCCGAAATGACGCTCGAACCACGCAGCCTGCGCGCTGTGACGCTTCTTGCCGGTTACGTCGATGAGATCCTGATCGGACATTAGTCGGGTATCCATGCTCACTCCGCAACTCTCTTGAATTCGACGATCCACACCCACGGGTTCGTGTCCCAGCCGTAGCCGCGCGCAGCGTTCAGGCTGTCCCATGAGTTCCGGTATCGCTTCGCGTGCGTGTCGCATTTCCTGCAATCGGTGTCCGGCATTACGCCGAGATTCGGCCCGATTGCGTCATATAGACGTGTGCCGCCGCACTGCGGACAGATGCTCCAATCGTGTTCGTCGCGCTCGGCGTCAGGAGACTCGACGCCCTCGGCGAGCGCATCCTGCTCGCTGATGTCCTGCAACCGCTCCACGCGCACGCCAGTGATTTCGAGCGTGATGCGCGAACAATCGCGCGGCATGTGGATCGATGGGATGCGTCCAAATTTGCGCGCCCACGGCCTGATCTCGGCGGCCCGGTATTCCTTTCCGTGCCACTCGTCGTCATAAACCACGCACGGCTGATCACCATAGCCAGGCGCATCGCAGCCCCAGAACGATTCGCGCACCCAGAGTCGGTCGCCGGGCTCACCATAGGGACACGGCACTCGCTGTATGCGCTCATGGACTTCGTGCCCGGGGCCGTCGCCATGTAGCCACGATAGCTCGGCCAAACCACGATCGTCGCAGTCGACACTCAGACTTGGCCCGGATGCCTGCTTGAGAATTCGTCGCGTCTGCGTCTTGCTGCCGTCGAGCAGCGCGCGCACCATGGCGCCGCTAAAAAGGATCGGTCTTTCTTTCATTCGACCCCCGGAAATTCGTCGTGCGTACGGCCGTCGAGCTGGCGGCCGGCGGTTTTCTTGCCGACTTTGAATCGCGCGAGTTCGTCGGATTCAGATAGATCTGGTCTTCCGTCAGGAAAGCTAACGCCGGGTTCAGACCATTCACCCCATTGCTTGAACAGGAAGGGAACACCAGCGTTGGCGCACTGGTCTCGCAGCGAACGCGCCCAGTCCGCATGCATCGGCCGCGCGCCTCGGCCGCTTTCGCCACCGACGATTACCCAGTCGATCTTCTCTTCGAGAACTTGGTGAGGCTTCTCTTGGCGGGGAGATGTGATGCCGTATCCCGTAAGCACATTGACGCGAAGATCCTCGTCCCAGTCTTGCCCGCAAATGGCATCGAGGCGCACGCGCCCTAGGAGCGGCTCCATCGACAGGAAGCGCACTCGCGCTGGCGCAGCGAGCAGCTTCGGAACGTCGCGGTCGGCCTCTTCCTGGCTGACGATCGTCGCACCGAGCCAGACGTTGTTGGGCAGGCTCGGGTTTTCGAGGCATTCCAAGTCAAACCGATACTGAGCCGTCTCGCTAATCATCGACATGACGTTCCCGATCCTCTTCGTGAGGAGCAGCCAGTCAAGGTTCGGCGTCTGCTCGATTAGATCGAACAGATCGTGGCGCCACGTCGGATCAACGGCGTTGTCGAACACGTCGGCAAGCGACGCGCAGAATACGCGCTGCCGGCGGCCGTGCGCGGCGAAGAACTCGGCGTGCGTAGTGTTCCATTGCAGCGGCTGGCGCCAGTTCGCCGGCGACGTGCGGCGCCGTGGCGCTCCGGGCCCCCAATTGATCGCCGTGCCGCCGCCGAAGCGCGCGTTACGCACCTCGGCATAACAATGATCGCAGCCCGGGCCGACCTTCTGGCAACCTTCCCACGGATTAAATGTGTGGTCGGTCCACTCGATTTTGCTGTTCTCGCTCACAGTGCACCCCTAAAGTTTCTCTGTCCGCTGCCGTCATCGGATTCATGGACAATGAAAACGAACCCAAATTTGGCCCGGGACATCCGCGCTACCTTGAATCCCAGGCACTGGGGATCAGCGTTGACGCTGTTCGGAAAGCGCAGGGAAAAAAGAGCCTTAACGACCTGATACCCGGCACGCCCGAATTTGCGATCGCCGAGGAGGAATTCCTGCGCGACGTGCTGCGAGCGTTGGGCGACGATCCCGATGCGATGGACGATGACGACGAGCTCGGCGTGGGCGCTGCGGGCTAGCGGTCTACGCACGATTGGGCTAGGACACTGCCTCAGTCCCCCGCTCTGCGCGCTGGATGGGGTGGTCATGTTTGCACTCCGGATTCGACAAGGCCAAGCGATTGCGAATAGGTGAGGAAGTGCGCGACCTTTGCCAGCTTCGTGGCAATGGCCACGTGATCCGGCGAACCAATGTCAAACCAGAATTCACCGTTCGACACTTCGCCAAGGCGATGCACCATGGCGAGCAGGTCATTCAGTTCACCATACACGCGCTCGGCGTTTGTCTCAGCGCGGCCCGGCTGAATCTCGCTGAGACCGAAGTGCGCTGTCTTGAGCGCGATCTGTGCGACTTCCGATGCTTCCTCGGCGATCTTGACGAGGAAATACTGCGGCAGGGTCATCATGTCGGGTCAGCCTGCAATTTTGTGCTGCGTTACACCGGTGATTCCCCTCGGCAAATCCTTGTTGTCGGCAATGAAGCCTGTGCCCTTGCCACCGGTAACCTTGAGGTGATCTACCTCGACCTTCGCGGAGTTGATGATTACCTGAGCTACCTCGGCCACAGCCTTGGCACGCTCGATATCCATCGGATTTTCTTTGTCGTTGAGCGCTTCCAGCGTGGCAAACAGATGGGTGCGCAGTTCGTCAATCGTTGCCATTGATCTTCCTTGTCAAAACGCCCTTAAGGTGAATTACCTCTTTCAATTCGGGCGGCAGGTTGTGAACGGAATTGCGTGCCATCAGCTCGCGCTTCGTGATCAGTTCCAAGTTATCCAACACAACGTTGGACTTGTCCCGATCCTTGAATACGACTGCATGTCCATTGGGAATCGGACCGTGCGCATCCACCCACAGCTTTTTATGGAGGAAAACCCAGTCCTTCATCTGGTTTCCCGTTTCGGACACCTTGACCTGCAGATAGCCGCCCTGGCTATCGCGAAGACTTCCGATTGGCATCCAGTTGAGCGGCTTTTGACCAGCCTTGAACGACGTGCGACTGCCGGTGCCGGGACGCCTCGTACCCCGGTTGTGGCTCGGCATACCCTTATAGAAACGGGTCCCGGCGCCTCGATCGCCGGTAGTTCGACCTGATTCAGAGGCCGCAAAGAAGGCCTCACTCTTCTTCAGGCCGAGCTTAGCGACGCGACCCCGGATAGAAATCAACGATCGACCAATAACTGCCACCAGATCTTCAGCACGTTCATTCGGATAGCGAGCCTTGAGAATGGCATCCTGTTCCGGCGACCACAACACGCGCGGTGGTCTGGTCGATCCGGGCTTTCGCTTCGTCATATCGAACCTCCGCGAAAGGTCTTGGTCAAGGCGTGACTCACCGCGTGCCCGCGATCGCGAATAACGTTCGCTAGCTGCGCCCGGTCATGGTGACTCGACGGTGCCTGCCGCAGCAGACCGAAGTAGCTGTTCGCCAAGACATACACGTCTGTATCCGGCGCGGCCGCGACGCGGCGCATACCTTCGTTCGCCGTGCGGCGCCGCGTCGAGCGGCTCCACGGTTTGATGACTTGACCTACGAAATCGACGCCACGCGAGACCGGCTGAAGGATCGTTTTACGCGGGTTCAGTCGCACGCCCAGCGTCGCCGGCAGGAACGCATCCACGTCGCGCAGGGCGGCGTTCAGCCAGTCGGTGGACTCGTGCAGGAAGAGGAAGTCATCGACGTAGCGGATGTAGTGACGAGCGCCGATAACGTGCTTCGCGCGCTGGTCGAGCACGTCGAGGTAGACGTTCGCGAAGAATTGCGACGACAGGTTGCCGATCGGCAAGCCCAAGTGAGCCGGCTGGTTCATCAGGCGCTTATGCGGCGGCACCATCGCGATCAATGACCGGTCGCCTCGCAAGTCAAAGTTCTCGCGCGGGTCGTGGAACAGGACAGTCTCGGCGAGGGCCATCCACCACGGCTCGCTGATCTTGCGGGCGAGCAGCTCGCGCAGGATCGTCTTGTCGATGCTGACGAAGAAGTTGGCAAGATCACACTTCAGGTAGTGCGCCGGCCGGCTCCAGTTTTGCGTGATGCTGCGAATCTTCGATTCGAGGCGCTGCGCTGCGTAGAGCGTGCCGCGTCCGACGATGCAGGCGCAGCTATCGGCGATGAACGAACGCTCGAACCGCGGGCCGATACGGTTGTACAGCAGATGGTGCACAATGCGATCGCGGAAATCTGCTGCCCACACTTCTCGCGGCTTCGGGCGCGTCACCACAAAACAGATGGAGCGGCCCGGAGCGTAGCTACCGCCGACAAGATCGTCGTATAGATGACGAAGATTCCGCTCGAGGTTCGCCTCGAACGTCAGCGCGCTAGCACTGTTGCGCTTCGTGCGCCGGCAGTCGAGATACGCCTCGACCAGCTCTGTAAAAGTGAAATCATCCTGCGCGTTCCAATCTGCGGACGGCACGCGCGCGGAGCGCGTTGTTCTTGTGGTTGTTGTTCTGGTTACCGTTGTTGAAGTTCTGATACCAGGCCCAACCGCATCCATCGTGCTATCTACGTCGCCCGGCCGATCGCTCAGCGGGGAAACTGCGCCGGACCGTTCCGCACGCCGGCGGGTGGTTTCCGTGGTGCGCATGGCGGTGGCCTCGTGAGCCAGCGGCACGACCAGATTGAAAGATCGCTCAGTCATGACGGCCTTGGCCTCCATGAAGCGGGCGATTTGCGGCGCGACGCCATCCAGTTGCCTGCTTGCCGATGCTCGTGCTGAGTTCCACGGCTTTGGCATATCCGCCGCGCGAGATCAGGCGCTTGTCCATCGCGAGACGAACCAGCAGCTCGATCACCTGCAGCCGCTCAAGCAACTCCATCAGATGCGTCTCCTTGTTCGAAGCCACATTGGCGCGAAACACGAGTACCGTTATCTCGATGCACTCGGCGCTGATCTTCTCGCCGATCGAGCGCTTGAAGTCGCGCTGCATGTTCTTTACGAGGTCGGTCACGACGTCGAGCATGTCGTAAGCGACCTTATAAATTGGCAGTTGGGTATGGATGGCCATGCTGAAGAATGACTAAATTACTGAAGGATTAATCTGCGGACGGCACGCGCGCGGAGCGCGTGGTACTTGTGGCCGTTGAGCTGGCCACCGGTGCTGAAGGTCTGACACCAGGCCCAACCTGACTCCTTCTCGTGCTGCTCGCCGGACCAGTAATAAGAGGACTGGAACTCGCTCTTCAGGTTGGCGAAGAGAAGAGATTGCTCGCGCCGGGTGGGCAGCGCACCGCCTTGCTCCTGTGCCCACTTGCCGGCCGCAACCCAGTCCATGCTCTCGGCTTCACCTGGGAGCAGGACCAAGTGATAATCGGGCTCGCCGTTCTCGCCGACGATCAATCCTGCGTAGCGCTCGCTGGGCGAGAGAGTGATCGTCGCAGCGTTGACGACGTACTCGGTCGTCGCAGCCTGCTTCTCGAAAGCCGCGATCATGTCGGCAACCTTCGTGTGCTCGGCCTTGATGGCCTCAAGCGTGATCGTCATGTGAGACGCTCCATGAAATGGATAAATGGTTAAATGGACAATCTGCGGACGGCACGCGCGCGGAGCGCGTGGCCCTTGTGGCTGCTGATCTGGCCACCGTAGTAGAAGTCCTGATACCAGGCCCAACCGTCATAGTCAGGATCGGCGTCCGGCGTGTTTGACCAGTAAGCGGCCTGCTGAAACTGATCGCGGAAGTTCGCGAACAACATTGCCTGCTCGACCCGCGTCGGCAGATCTCCACCGATGCTCTTCGCCCATGCCAGTTGGTCGGACCACGATGCACGCTCGTTGTCGCCGGGCAGCAGGACGATGTGTTGAACGTCGCCGTTCTTGTCGCCGATCGAGCCTACGTACACTTCGCCTTCGGACAGCGGGGGAATCTGAAGTTGTTGCATTGCCTCTCCTGTTCGGTAAAAAGAGCGGCCGGGAATGCGCCGCTTTCAACACACACCACGCTCTGGTCAGCGTGGCGACACGCTCAGTTGCGCGTCGAGCGCGCGAATTCGATGTACCACTCGTTCCGGTAACGCAATTGCCTGACCGCCGTGCAGCGCGGCGAACGCGGGCCGCAGGATCTCGCGGTCAGTCGGTGGAAGGTCCGCATGCTCTAGCCGCTTGAGCGCTTCGAATAGCGGTTCGTTCGTCGTCACTGGGACCTCCATTCGGCACCACGCACGACGCGGCCCACCGGCTCCAGTACCAGCACCTCAGATTCCTTGTCGGTGCGCACGAGTAGCTGTGCGCGGCGTTGGGCTTTTTCGAGCGTCCGGTGACGCTTCGGCGCCGCAGTTCTACCAAGCGTCACGAAGACCTGAGACGGCACGAATTCCGCGTCGACCAGAGTCAACTCGTCGATCCTCCGTTCGAGCGCTGCGTTGTTCGCACGCAGCTTGGTAATCACTTCTTTCAGGCCGTCTATCTCAACGACTGCCGCGGTGCGATACACCTCGAACGAATCGACAACAGCCCCGTGTTGCACTCGAAGATCGTCTCGTTCGCGAATGACGGCCTGCAACTGCAAGGCGAGGTCCAATGCTTCTTCGACGGTGCCGAGTTCCGCGTCTGTCACTTCCGGTTTTGCGACTTTCGGCGAGGCATTGTTCCCCGCCGTCACGACCGCCTCGAGCAGAGACTTGGGACTCTCTTTGTGGTCTTCCTTCGATACCGGTTGAGCGTCCTTGCGCGTGAGCCAGTAGATGTATTCCGAATGGCGCCCGCCGACGCCCTCCAGCTTTCTTTCCAGAATTCCGCAACTCACCATCGCGTTGAGTTCGCGCGACACCAGCAGACGATCGGCGCCGACCCTGTCTGCGATGGTCTTCGCCGTCGATTGCATGACGGTGCCAAGATACTTCTCGATTTCGGCTCTCAAGCTGCCTCCCTGTAATCGAACTGGCGCGCTTGGCAGAGCTCAAACAGCGCGTCCACGTCGAAGTGCGGTCCGAACACCGCGGCGCCTTTATAGCGAAAGTGCTCGCGTGTCCGGTGTTCCATCGACGTGATGCAACACTTGAAAGCAGTCTGTACGAACTCGCTCTTTGTCATGTGTCGGGAAAGTTGCCATTTGCGCGTGTGCTGAACCTCTGGCGCGCCCGTAACGATGTCCGGTTCAAGATAGGTAGCCTGCAGGTAAGCGGGCAGGCCATTCGTTTCGACCACCTTGAACTGGTAATCGTAGAAACGAACGTCGTCCAGAATGTCGAGCATTTCGCTGGCAGTCATGCTTCGGCCTTTGCGCGGAGAGCCTTGATCCCGAGATACACCGTCTTGCAGGCGGAAAGATCGATCGCAGCGTCGTGCGCGCCCTCGAGCGGCTTGCCGGCGAAGTGCTCGTACGCTTCGCCGAGATTCGGTGACTTCGCGTGCTTGCGGCCGGCGCGGATCATCTTCTCCGTCGGCGGCAGGTTGAGGATCTTCGTGCTGTTGGACTGCGTGCAGAACGCCGGCCCAGCTTTCCACTCGTCGTGGAACGCATCGTCCGCGTCCAGTTGGCGCATCATCTCGATGCGCACCATACGCATGTCGAAGCTTTCGTTGTGCGCGACGCGCAGCGTTGCCTTACGCCACATCGGAATGAAGATCTGCATCGCGAGCGCGATCGGCACGCCGAAGAGCGTTGCCTTCTCGTTGGTGATGCCGGTCAACTCTTCGAGATCGGCGGGAATCGTCCAGCCATCCGGTCTGATGAGCAGGTTCATGTACGACAGAACCTTGCCGCTGTCTTCGTCGAAGAGCTCCGCTGCCAGTTGGGTGATGTGCGGCTGCGACGGATCTTCCGACGGCAAATTCCATTGGGGCAGGCCGTTCGTTTCGGTATCGAACACGAGGATGGGAGTCATGGCGTTCCTTGCTTGAGAGAGAAGGGGGTTACGCGGTTTCGAGGGCAGCTTCTGCGTGCTTCAGCGAGCCGGATTCGATCCAGAACGCTGATGTGGTCGGCGCAAGTCCGGTGGGCAATTGCTTGAGCGTGCCGAACGCAAGAGCACTGTCCAGGTCGCCGAGGTCTGCGAGTTCGTCGAGCCACGCGAGCAGATCGCCGCGTGCCGAGATCTGCAGCACGTCCATCCGATCTAGCAGAACGAACTTCAGTTCGGACAGCACCGCGATCGCGACCGCGATCATTGCGTCAGCGCGCCACTTCTCGCTTTCAGAACACAGGCTGTAGAGGTGCTTGCCGTAGCGAATCGTCATGTCCGCGCCGATTTCAACTGAAGGCCAACCGGTGGAACGCGAGTACTCAGCCAGGTGTGCGTTGATCGGTTTGAGGGCATTGGCCAGCATTTCTCCCGGGATGCCGTCCGGGGCCAGTTGGTCTGCGATCGCGAGCCACTCGATCACGTCGGCGTGATGCGCGGCCGCTTTCTTCGTCGTTTCGACTGCAGCGTCGGCGGCCATCTTCTGATTGCGAATCTTCTGTTGCTCGTCGGCAAGCGTCTTACGCTGCTGGCGCGCGGCTTCAAGCGAACGGTTCACCGCGGCGATGTCTTCGTCGGTCACTTTCTCGACGTCTGCGGACAATTCCAGCGCGGCCGCAGCGGTCTTCGCTTCGTCGAGCGCGCGCTTGTCGTTGTCGACTGACCGCTTCATGAGGTCGCGAGCCTGAATCAGCGCGGGCAGTGCAGCGCGCGCTTCCGCGTCGCCACCTTCCTGTTTGACCTTGCCATACTGCTTTTCATAAGCGGCCAGCGCTGCGCGTGCAGCCTCATCCTGTTCAGTTGCCGGATCGACCTCTTCGAACGAAAGAAGGTAGTCAACGCCTCGTGCCAGGTCGTGAACCAAGCCTTCACGCGGCGCGGTGCCTGCTCGCTGTTGAGCCTCGAGCAGCGCCGCCTCGGCCTTCACCAGTTCAGCTTCGTCGAACGCCAGCTTTTCGGTGTAGCGAGTCAGTTCCTTCGCCTTTACCGCGTTGTTCTCGGCGCTGGCAGTGTGCTTCGTGTAAGCAGCGTGCTTCGCTTGCAATGAACCGAGCGTGCGTGAATGTTCTTCAATTCGAGCGTCGACTGTCACCAGCTGCTCGCTCAGTGCCGTGAGGCGTTTGGCGTCGAAGTCGGGAATCTCCGCTTCCCACCCTTCGGACTTATCCTTCCCCCACTGCTCGCCAGCGATCGCCTTCCACGAGCCTTTGGCTTCCTTAGCCTTGTCCTTGGCGAACTCGCAAGCGGCCGGGAACCCCGAGCGCAGCATCGGCAGGACGGTGTCGACTTTGGCAGATATGCACTCGCGCTGAATCAGTTGTTCCTTGACGGTCGCGCCGTTAAGGGTGATGCCAGTCAGCCCGAACAGAAACGTGCGGCGCTCGGTATCCTTCATCGATGAGAACAGGGAAGGGCGCAGCACGAACGGCAGCGCTTCAGCGTGCAGAGGAAGGCCGACGTGCTTACCGTCTGGCATCGCGATGCTTGCTTCGCCGTGGTCGGTTGAGACAACGACCTCGGCCTTCTTCTTTCCGGTAGTGACGAGATCGCCGTATTCCTTCTTGAGCGCGACTCGTGACACATCGCCCGTTAGCGCCGCGCTGATGCCTTCGCACAGGCTGCTCTTGCCGGCACCGTTGTTACCGGCGAAGACGGCCACGGGAGTTTCGATTGACACGTCGATGGAGCTCGCTCCGATGAAGTTCGTCGCGACGATATGGTTGATTTTCATTCTGGTTCTCGAAGGAGGGGGTACTCGCTGGCATCTGTCGGAGATTCGCGCTGCGCGGCAGCTTCATCCGGTCGGTGCCGACTTTCCCCGTGAAGGTTTATTCGACGATCGCGAGTTGCTTCTTGGTACGTCCACCGCCGCGCGAGTTAGCTGCCTTCAACTGCTCGGCGATCTCGTTCGCACCCTTGCCGGTGTCAGCCTTGTCTTTCACGTCTTCCGCTTCGCCGCCTTCCGGATCAAGCGTGATGAACACTTCCTGATTCAACTTGCCGGCCATCTTTGCGAGATCCGTATCGCTCGGGTAAAGACTGACCTGATAGTCATAAACGACGGTGCCGCCCTGCTTCGGATCGATCACAAGCTTCCCGGCGGTCGCGTCAGCGCTCTTGACGTCTTCCTTGCCGCTGGCGCCGATGTGGAAGACGAATCGGGCGTGCTCGTACTTCTCTTCCCACTTGATGCGGCCCATCTTCGGGTTCTTCACAACCGTCAGGTGATCGACATCCGGATTCACCTCCTGCTGCGGCGTGTCTTCCTTCTCGTACAGCGACGACTTGAGCGTGGGCGAGAGCATCGCGAGCGACTGGTTGCTCGCTGTGTAGCGCAGGCTCAGATCGACGGCGGTGACGTCCTGATCGCCATGCTTCTCGGTGCGGATGTTGATGTGCATCAGCTTCGTCAACTGCCGTTCGTACTCGAATGCCATGTCCATTTGCTCCTATCGACGGAATGAAGGGGTCGCGATCGTGCGCGGGTTATTCGGCCGACGGCCGGTTAGAATTGCGGCTGGCGCGTTGGTTGGCGCGGGCGAATTTCTTCTGGAGGTCTGTGAAAAACTCGACCAATTCAGCTTCCTGTTGCGGATCGGGCACGTCGTTGATCAGAGGGCGCAAGCCTTCCAGCGCGTCGCTGGAATCAGCGGCCTTCAGGCGATCAACGATCTGTGCGTAGCTGAGCGGGCCGCTCGTCTCGCCCCCTGAAACCGTCGAGGCGGTCGCGCTCGATGCGGGACTGCCACCAGCCTGGGCTTGAGCCGCGCTGGGGCCATCCGTTTGCTTTGTTTTTTCAGTTGACTCGACGTCGGTAGCGTCCACGACCTTGTTCTTGGTTTCGGACTCGCTCGATGCAGCAGGCTGGGTGCGAAGAGTTTCGACGCTCACTGCGTACGTCCCGTCTGCCTGCGGCGTGACGTCAATCGTGTCGATCGCTTCCTCGGTGGTGCGTCCCATACCCATCACGACGTCAGGTGCGTGGATATTCCCGAAGAAAGAGCCTGCGCGGTACTGCAGCATCTGGTACTTCATTTCCGTTTGCCACTTGCTGCCTGGCTTGCTGTACCAGCCTTCTTCGACAGCCAGGCGCATGCTTACCGGCGACGACTCAATCACAGGAAGCTTGATGGCCTTGGCGTCGGCCAACGTGTACACGTCGCGCGGGAACTGAACGTTGCGGGGCAGAGTCCAGGCGACGCACACAAGGTTCTCGATCTCGACTTCCTTTTCGATCATGTCGTACTTGCGGTTCTGCTTATTCCACGAGCCCTTCTCCTTGTAAGTGGCCTTGATGATTCCCAGGTTCTGGAGGTCAAATCGGAGCGGGTGAAAGCGACCGGAGGCGTTGATCGCAGCGATCACGAACTTCGCAGACCATGTCAGGCGACCTTCGATGATGTTAGCGTTCTGCATCACCGCCGTGATCGACATGCCGACGGCTTGTGCCGTCTCAATGGCGACGATGCAGTTACCCATCGCCGAAGGATTCGGCACTTCTACGTCGACATAGTCGTCGCCACGCTTTTCCCGCTTCGTGACAACTGACCGAAACGGCGCCGGTACCGCGTTCGACGATTGGTAGGCGTTAGCGAGTCGCTGGGCTAGTGCAAATCCCTGCGCGGAGAACATGTTGATGGTGACGTCGGTTGAGCCGCTGCCGGCAATCGGTTGTTGCGCGACGTCGGCGAGGGTGCGTGCGTTCATGGTGTCAATCCTCTCTGTAAATGCATCGCTCCCAGCGGGCGCAGTAGCGCTTGCTGCATAGATACGAAGCGGGGTTAGGCGGGAAAAGGCCGGCGCGGAACATGTCTGCCGCGAGTTGGATCAGCCCGGGCGCTTCATCGGTGCCAATGAGAATGCGGCGCGCATCAAAAACGGGGCTGACGGCGACCGGTGTCTTCGAGCTGGTGCCGAGTGCAATGACTTGCGCACCAGCAGTCGGCTCGCGCATCGTGTGCTCATACATCAGCTGGTAGGTGCCGGTTTGCGCGGAGCGCGCCTTGATGTTGGCTACGCCGTTCGAGACGACCTTCGAACCTGTCTTGACGTCCGGAATGATCGTGCCGGCGTCTGTCTCGGCCGCGCGCGCACGGTCCATCGTCCCGGTCAGAGTGATCGTGACACCGCCGCCGCAGTCGATTTCGAGTGGCTTGAGAGTCATTTCCACTGCGGTGTAATGGAATTGCGGCGCGATCTCAGTGCAATACTTCGTCGTGAGCGTCAGACCGATCCGTTCGGCTTCCTTCAACGACAGATCGTCGTCGAATACCTTGACCTCGTATTCGGGGTTGCGCAGGGCATCAACGAACACGCCGGCGGCGTCATCGGGCGAGATGCTCTCGCCGCGCAAACGTGCCGAATCGAAGGCTGCAGTGCCGCTATGCGTCGCGGTGCCGAGCAGCGTGCGCACGCCTGCTGGGCGCCTCATGCCCAGAATGTGTTCGCCTTCGAACTTGTACCCGCAGTCGAAGAGTCCACCGAATGCCGACGCCCGGATGGTCAGGTTGCTCATCAGGTCGCGCTCCGGCTTGCCGCCATCATCTGCAGACGCAGCACCGACGTTTCCGACTGGTCCCAGTCCCGTGCGATGTACATAATCGCAAAGACCGCGAGCACTGCGATCGCGAACGATATGTTCGGGTGCTTCTCGTAGAAGCGGTCCATAGCGCGGATCATTGGGACACCTCCATCCAGCAGGATTCGTCTTCGTCCTGATTCAACGGATTGCCGGGATGCGTACACCAGCCGCACGGGACGCAGCCGGTAAAGCAGGTGCATCCTCTGTCCTCGTAGCCGATGGCTTTGAAGTCGTCGCGCTCTGCCTGAGCTTCAGGCGTGAGAACGCGCTCGATCTTCTTCGGTGCGAGAATGCGCTCGGTGGTATCGAGGAACCACGAGTTGAAGTCCTTCACGCCAGACCTCGAACGTTCGTGTACGTGTAGACGCGAGCTACGCAGGGCGGCACGTAGGCGCCGCTGATCCGAACGCGCGGCACCACGCCGCGACGAACGAGGGCGGCCTTCGCAGCCTCCTGACGGCGGGCCGTGCGGGCGCACAGCATTTCGTACTTCAGATCGAGAATGCGGTCTTTCAGCATGTCGGTCTCCAATTGAGTAAGAGCAGTACTGACGCCACAAGACCCAACGCGGCGGTCGCAACCACGAACGCGAAAGCGTGCTCGATCAGGCGGTAATCACCTTCTGACATCTGACGCACGGGCTCGCGCTGCATGCCAAGCACGCGCCGCACAACGCGGCCGGCAAGGCGATTCAGGAAGTAACGGTTCACGCGAACCTCACGATGCGGCAGAGGCAAAACGCGACGAACGACCACATCAGAAACCCGATGACGAGATTGCTCATTGCAGCACCTGAGAAAACGAGTACGGGGCTGGGAAATCCAGATAGGCCTCATCCTTCAAACGGCGATCTAGAAAATCTCCGTATGGCTCTGGTGATATCGGCTCGACCTCATCCACATCGCGCGTGAGGCGGTAATCGTGATTCAGGTCTTTGTCGACGTAGCGCATGACTGGACTCCTGACTGGGAAGAACCATTCGCCCTCTGGGGGTATTACTTTCGAGTTAGCAGACGCTTTATTTCGAATCCAAGCGAGACTGCGAGAACTGTGAATACGACCGCAATTGACTGAACGACCGGATCCATCAGCAGCCTCCTCGTTCGTCCGCAACGCCTTCGGCGATGATGTCCGCCGCGACCTCGCGAAGCAGATGCTCGGTCAGTGCGCCGGCGCCACCGTCAGCCAGCCGCTTCAACTCGATCAGGTCGGATGCAATCTGAGACATGGCGCTCTCCTACAAACCTTCGCCAGTTATGCGAAAGAAACGCGGTGCATCGACCGGTTCGCGGTATGCGAGCGGGGCATCGTCATCCGCAGGGGCCGGGGTCCATGTGAACCCCAGATCGGCGAAGTCGCCGATATCCGCGTAGCGCGTCATCGAGCCCACCTTCCAGGTGACCGAACCATTCGGTCGCTTCTGGCCCGCGAACTCATTTCCTTCTTCGTCACGAACTGTTCCGGTTTGCATGGCTGTTCTCCGAGGAGAGAGGCGATCGATCGCTTAGTGGGCAACGATCTCGAGTTGGTAGCCGCTGATCTCATTGAGAAACTCGCGACGCTCTTCGGTACCCGGCGAACGAAACGCGGGCTCCCAGTTTTCTTTCTCGTAGCCGTGGCTGTAAGCCTCCCGAGCGACGAGGAGGGATGCTTGTGCGCGCGATACGCTGGCGCCGTTCCAGAAGTAGGTGAAGGTCATCGCTTTCTCCGTGTATTGTGTGCTGCGTTGATCGGAACTATACGTCAACGAATAGAAATGTCAATGCGCGAATGAATAATTATGCGCAGACGAAAACGCCGGCTTGGAGCCGGCGCAGGCGAGTGTCGTGGAGAGGTGCTACGAGCGCTGTTCTTCGTCTATAAGCTGCGTGAGCTTCATGCACATGACAAGACATGCCATAACTAGGGCGGGCGCGTCGTTGCGCTCGGCACGGACGATATCGAAGTCGACCTTTCCGTCCTCGTCTATGTGCACGTACAGGTTTCCCCGGTAGACGGTGCTCTGACCGTCAAACCCGCCTGGTTCTCGGACTGCCATTGGCTTTGCCTCGCGATCAGTTGGTATTCGACGCCTGCGCTTTCTATACAACTCAATGTCGAATATTTTTTGATCGCTTTTCCCCGATTCTTCGCGCCGCACGTTGGTCCTCGGTACGTGTGGCGAGGTGGCTCTCTGCGTCCTTCTGGGCTCTCTCGGCCGTCTCGCGGATGCTCTGCATCGCGGTTGAGGACTTCACCGCCTCGTCTTTATTCGGAGGAGTAATAGTGCCACCAACCGAGGGTTTTAGCTGAGAAAAAAGTACCCGCACGGCATCAAATGCTTCGCGTGGTACGTTGTCCGCGTAAGCCTTATGGATTGCGGCGATCGCCTCGGACACGTACTCGGGCAGCGCCTGTTCTGCGGCCATTTTTTCAACGGCTCGCCGGTCCTGTCGATGCTGCTTCGCCTCGACGAGTGTCACGTTGCCTGCACTATCGGTGAGAACGATATCCGCGATGAACTTCGGCGGCCGCCCGGTCATTAGCCAGTCAGTTGTGACGCCGAACTCGATAGCCAGCTTTGACAGCGTGCCCAGTTCAGGCAGCGATTTCTTCCCGAGAATACGGTTGATGGTGGGCTGCGGAACGCCCGTCTTTTTGCCGAGCGCGCTTTGTCCGCCGCGTCCACGGTAAAGCGGATGGGCCTGCATAAGCTCGTTCAGTCGGTCGCCAACGTCTTCTTTCATGGTCCCAACTATGCAAGCGTGAATAGGGCGGGTCAAAGTTCGATTCATTCGCGCATTGACAAATATTCGTTCGCGTATAGAATTGGCATTCATGAACACGCTAACTCCCTCCCAGCTGCTCGCCGAGATCAAGGCTTTGACCAAGCTCGGCGAAAAGGCTATTGGCGACCGGATCGGCTGTTCGCAGCCGACGGTCAATCGAATCCTCAACGGTCAGTCCGACTGCAAGTCGAGCACGCTGATGGCCATCCTGCAGTGGCGTGAGGAATTGCGCGCAGTACAGAACTCCGGCGAGACGGTGGCCTGAATGCCTACCGTCCGCCATCTGACGGTCCCCTCGCGTTCCCCCGGACGCGTGGTTTTGCCCGTCCTTCGGGACGGGCTTTTTTATTCCTGATCCGGTCGCCCTGACGTAGGGCGGCCGGTAATTACAAAACTGGTGGGCGAATAGATCGGAAGTCATCGACGTTTGCTCGCTGAGTACAGGACCTCATGGTCCATTTTTTTCGGCGGTGGGGGATAACCAAGTGAGTTCAAGTCTTTTTCGACCGGTTGAAGATCAGCAGGAGTTGGCCCTTACCAGGAAGCCCGAAATGATCACCATGCCGATCGAGATCATCCGGTCAAAACGCACTGCTGGCGCGGCTTTCACGCTCGCGTGCGATGCGAGTGGTCTGGAAGACAAGGAGGTTGCGATGCCATTGAAGATCGATGCCGGCACGTTCTCCAAAATAAAGAAAGGCATGGCGACGCTGAATGCCGATCTTCTGCGCGACTTTTGTCAGGTCGTGGGAAACACGATCTACGCCGAGTGGCTGGCGTATCAGATTGGTTGCACGCTGGTGATGATCCAGACGGAGGCAGAGCGCATCGCTACCGAAGAGCGCGCGCGCCGAGAGGAAGCCGAACGCGAGAACAGGCTTCTGCGCCAGCTCCTGCAGGGGAAGGCAGCGTGAACGCGCCGAATTCTTGGAATCCGCGTTTCGTCGCTTATGCGCGCTCGCGTGGCATGACGCCCGATGAGGTGGTCGAGGCCGATCGCACCACTTTTCCTGGTGGTTGCATGGCGGGGTACATCGTGTGGAACAGCCGGCACATCTCGGCATATCTCACCGAAACGAAGCTCGACCGCAACAACCTGATTCTCTTTCCTGATCAATACACCGAATGGCTCGCGCGGCGGTATGCGCGGGGCCAGCTCGCATTGGCGCTGGAGGCCTCGTGAAACACGAAGAAATTGTCGCCCTGGCATTCTCGATCGCTGATGAGTCGATGGTCGAACTGATCAGGGCGCATGCAGTTTCACTTGAGCCGAATCTGTTCGGCCTCGTCGATGAGAACTGCCACGAAGTCGCTGCTCTCGATATTGCCGACCCAGCCATTCAGGAAGCTTTCGAATGGCTCTCGCTACGTGGTATGGCTGAACTGGCGACCGACGAACGGGGTGAGGTGATTCGATTGAAATTGGATGCGTCATGAGCGCAACCAAATCACGTTACCCACGCCCGTCCAACGACGAACTCGCGCGGCTCTATACCGAACTCGGCCTTTCATGCCCGGATATCGGCTGGTTGTACGACCGCGATGCGTCGACCGTCCGCGGGTGGCTGGTCGCGGCCGACATCTCCACGCGGCCTCGCGGATCTAACGCTGCGGTGCACTTCCGTAAGGGCGAGCGCAGCGCGTTCGCCGGCCGTCGCCACTCGCCCGAGAGCATCGCGCGGGTGCGCGCCGCGTCTATCGCGCGCGGCGCAGTTCCGTACCTTCGCAATGGGCAGCATTGGCTGAAGGGGTCACTTCCTGAAGCAAACCCCAATTGGGCAGGTGGTGCGACGCCTGAGCGTCAGGAGTTCTACCGCTCGGCGGAATGGAAGGTAGTGGTGCGCTACGTTTGGGCGCGCGATAACGCGTGCTGCCGAAACTGCGGTAAGGATTGGCGAACGGTCGACCGCTCCACCGAGCAGACATTCCATATTCACCACGTCTGGAGTTTCCAGATTTCGGCCCTGCGCGCAAACCCGGCAATCCTGGTGCTGCTCTGCCGCCAGTGTCATCTGTGGGTTCACAGCAACGCGAATGTGACTCGCGCGTGGCTCCCTCAAGAGCCTGACTCACCCAATTTCCCCGACTTGGATGGAATCGACAAGATCGCTGATTTAGAAGCGGCCGAACTCGAGATGTCCACGCCGACCCTGTTCGACTTTGAAGGCATGGGAGCCGCGGCATGAACCATCCACTCCCTTTTCCTGAAGATCACCGGCTCTTCGAGATTCACGAGCTCGGCGCCCGTATGACTGTGGCCGAGACGAAAGATGCGCGCGTCTGGTTATGGGGCGAACTCCGCGGAAAGATCGATGAATATCTGCGCGACGTCACAGCTACGGCGGGCGTCGGCAAGGGAGTCAACCGGTAATGCCAAGAAAGTCAGGCGTTCCCATGTCGCTGCGTCGTCGCGTGTTTCGCGATGCCGGCTATCGCTGCGCTGATTGCAGCATTGTCGGGTGGGAAAAACGGTTCCCGCGCGGCGGATACGGCTACTACACGCCGATTGAAGGCGTCTATTTAAGCATTGACCACATTTACCCTAGGTCTCTGGGTGGAAGCAGTTCGCGCGTCAATTTGCGTGTCCTGTGTACTCGCTGCAATACAAAGAAGGGCAGCAAAGTCTTGGGAGTCTGTAATGGCCGGTGAGTGGATCAAGATGCGCCACGATCTCGTAGACGACCCTGCGGTAGTGCTCATTGCGAGCAGGACCGGCATCGACGAATACGGCGTCGTCGGACGCCTACAGAAGCTCTGGAGTTGGGCCGATCGCCACACTGTCGACGGTAACGCTATGAGCGTTACACGTTCGTGGATTGATCGTTACGTTTCGTGTCCTGGCTTCGCCGATGCGATGTTCGAGGCCGATTGGCTGGAAGGCGACGACGGCGCCATCGATATTCCAAAATTTGAGGTGCACAACGGCGAAAGCGCCAAGAAACGGGCTCTCGGCAATAAACGTGTCGCTTTGTCACGCAGCAAGCAACGAGACGGTAACGCTGAAGGTAACGCAGATGGTAACTCTGAAAGTAACGCACATAGCGTTACAAAAAGCGTTACCAGAGAAGAGAAGAATAAGAACAGTAAACAACCCCCCATACCCCCCAAGGGGGGCGAAATCGTTGAAACGAAAAAACGACCGATCATCGCGTTGAAGACGTTCCTCGAGCAGTGCAAGGAAAAAAGCGAGAAGCCGATTCTGGAAGCCGATACGGTTTTTGACTACGCCGCGAAGACTGGCATTCCGGACGAGTTCTTGCGCCTGCACTGGCTGGAGTTCAAAGCCCGGTACTGCGAAGAGGGTGCCAAGCGCTACAAGGACTGGCGGACGGTCTTCCGGAAGTCTGTCCGAGGCAACTGGTTCAAGCTCTGGTGGATCGGTGCGGACGGCGCATGCGCGCTGACGACGGTCGGTGAGCAGGCTAAGCGTGCGCACGGGAGGGACGCGGCATGAACGCCCCCGACGAATTTCCGAACGAGCACATCCGTGAAGTACCGCATTCGGTCGAGATGGAGCAGTCCGTTCTGGGCGCCCTGCTGCTCAACAACGAAGCGATCGACATGCTCGGCGGACTTCGCTCTGAGCACTTCTTTCGCTACGAGCACCGCCTGCTGTTCGAGACGATCCAGAAAATGATCGTGGCCGGTCGCACGGCCGACGTCGTCACGGTCTACGAGCACTTGCAGACGGCCGGTCACGTCGACCGCACTGGCGGATTGCCGTACCTCAATGCGCTGGCGAACAACACGCCCGGGTCTGCAAACGTCGCGCGCTACGCGCAGATCGTGATCGACCGTTGGAAGCTGCGCGGAATTTTGGCCGCCGCCGATGAGATCGGTTCGATGGCCTACAACCGGAACGGCATGGAAGTGTCGGAGATCATCGCGCTGGCCCAGTCGAAGTTCGAGCCGCTGGCCGAATCTCGCGCGAGCGAGCCCCGGTTCATCGGCGAATACCTGGCGCCGGTGGTCGAGGAGATCGATGAACAGTCCCACGGCGCGCCGTCGAAAGCGATTCCCACGGGATTCCGCGATCTGGACTGGCGGCTCGACGGCGGCATGAACGATGGCGAACTCTTCATCCTCGCCGGGCGGCCGTCGATGGGGAAAACGGCCCTTGCCATGGCGATCGCGATGTACGTCGCCGAGTGCAAGGGGACGGTGCTGGTCTTCTCCATGGAAATGCCGGGCAAGCAACTCACGCAGCGCGGCATCTCGCTTCAAGGCGGCATCCCCCTGCCGCGGATCAAGAACGGTTCGAAGATGACCGACGAGGACTGGCCACGCCTCACGAGCGCCGTCGCCGGACTCGCGGAGATGCCTCTGCTGCTCGACGAGAGTGCTGGCCTGTCGCTGGCCGAGATCACGAGCCGTGCGCGCGCCGCAAAGCGTAAGCATGGCCTGAAGTTGATCGTCGTGGACTACCTGCAGCTCATGACAGGCGGCGAAGGAGAAGGGCGCACGCAGCAGGTTGGCTCGTACTCGCGCGGCCTGAAGAGCCTGGCCAAGAACCTCGGCGTTCCGGTCATTGCACTTGCGCAGCTGAACCGCGGACTCGAGGCGCGCCCGAACAAGCGGCCGCTAATGTCGGATCTTCGGGACTCAGGTGAGATCGAGCAGGACGCCGACACGATTCTCTTCCTGTACCGCGACGAGGTCTACAACCCCGACTCACCCGACAAGGGCGTCGCGGAAGTGATCATCGGCAAGCAGCGTAACGGCGCGCTCGGCGTCGCGCATCTCGCGTTCATCGGCGAGCACGCCAAGTTCGGCGATCTGCAGGGCGGCTACATCCCGGTGCCGCGCACCAAACCACGCCAGCAAAGAGGCTTTGAAGAATGAGCGCGATCCAGACGGAATTCGACATGCCGGCGATTGAGCCGGTGCACGTCGCGAGCGGGGCGCGAAACATCCTCGCGCTCGATATCGGTACGCAATGCGGCTGGTCGCTGAAGAACGGTGATGCGCGCGTGCGCAGCGGAAGTGTCTCTTTCGCGGCGCGGGCCCGCGACAACGCCGGACAACGGTGGCTGAAATTTACGGCGCACCTGTCGGCGTTGAAGCGCGAGGTCGGTGAACTGCATGCGATCTACTACGAAGAGGTGATGGCGCACGGCACGCGCGATAACCCGAACGTGATCGCGGCGCACGTGTATGGCGGCTTCCTCGCGCAGTTGGAGATCTTTTGCGACGTGAACCGGATCCGCCTGGTGCCGGTGAGTGTCGGCACGATCAAGAAAAGCTTCACTGGCAACGGCCGCGCGAACAAGGAACAGATGCTCGCCGAGGCGCGGCGTCGCGGGTTCCGGCCAGCGGATGACAACGAGGCGGACAGTCTCGCGATCCTTCATTACGCGATCGAAAAGGAGTGCGGGTCATGAGCGGTGGAAAACCATGGATGACATGGGAAGCGCGGATTGTCTGGGAGATGTGGCCCAACGGGGCGAGTCTCGAGGATATCGCTGCTCGATTGCCAGGCCGATCAACCGATGCAATCGCGGAGTTCCGGGACAAAAACCATATGCGACGCAAACCCGGTTGCTTCGCTCTGCCGCACCAACGGGTCGCGCGCGATCGGATGAATTCCGCGATCAAATTGAGCGAGAACGGCCTGACGATTAACGAAATCGTCGAAAAAGCAAAGGTCAGCAAGTGCACGGTGTTGGACTTCGTAAAAGAGATGCACGGCAACGGCTTGTACGTCGCTGGTTATCGCAAGACCACCCGCAAGCCTGCCGCGCTCTGGAAGCTCGGCAATCTACCGGACGCTTCCTACCCGTACCAGAAAGTTGTCGGCCCGCGCACAGAAGCGCGTTTGCGGCGCGAGGTGAACCCTTTCCTGACTGCTGCAGGCTTCGTTCGGCCACCGCCGGTGAGCATGGTCGGTCGCGTCTATCAGCAGTCGATGAGCATCACTGACGACGAGATGGAGGCAGCGTGAAGCGAATCACAAAAGACATGGTGAAGGCCGGCGGCTGGCGCTATTGCTGCGTCTGCCGGAAGCAGGGGCCGCGCGTGAAGGCGCATTGGGAACATGAAGGCCGCGAGTACTGCGACGAGCACAAGCCGTCAGGCTCGTCGAACGCTACCCACTCGACACGCGAGGTGCGGCTATGAACTGCAGGAAGGGTGACATCGCCATTGTGGTCCGCCTGTTTCCTTGCATCGATGCGGTGAGGAAGGCGCTTGAGCGAGACGTTCTTGGTCGGGTCGTGCGGTGCGTCGAACTGGGCCCGGAGCACAACGGGATGCCGGTCTGGAAAATCGGCGAAATCATCCCTGTGGACATCGGGTTCATGCGCGTGAAGGTTGAAGCAATCGAAGACTGCCTTCTGCAGCCGATCCGTGGCGTTCCAGTGCCGGAAAAGGCAACTGATGACATCAAGGAGCCTGCGTGAGCGCGCGACTGTACCGCGAGTTCACGATCAGCGGGCCTGCCGTCTGGCAACTCGTGAAGGAACTTATGCGCGAGCACGCCAAGGCGTTCATCGATCGCGGAACGCCGCTTCGGCTGATCGTCACAACCGAAGAGCGCCGGCGCACGCCAGAGGCCAACGCCTTTTATTGGGGCGTCGTGCTGCGCGGGATCGCCGAGCAAGCCTGGGTGAACGGAAACCAATTCAGCGCGGACACGTGGCACGAGTACTACGCCGAGCAGTACTGCCCGCGCGTTGAAGTCACGTTGCCGACTGGAGAGATTTTCAGCCGGCGCAAATCGACGTCCGACATGAGCCAGAAAGAGTTCGCCGATTACGTGACGCGCGTGCAGTCGAACGCGGCCGCGGAGCATGGCGTTGAGTTCGAAGAAGCATTCTGACCGAGGATCCCCATGAAAGATGTTTTGTGGTTCTTGTTCGCGTGGGTCATGCCGACCGGCTCGACGCTGTACACCTATCACCGCACGGGAAAAGTGTGCGACGCCATAGGTGTCTGGTTTTTCGTGACCATCGGTGTCCTGCTTGTGGCATCGGCTTGCTACAAATGAAGGACGATCTTGCTATGAAGTTCTGCAAAGACTGCAAGCACTACCAGCCCGCGGGCGAACTGTGGAAGTTTGCAGTTGGCGATGCATGTCTCGCCCGTAGCGAGAGACAGGAATTCGACCCGGTAACTGGGAAGCATCTGACCTATGCCGGCGAACCAAAGCACTTGCGTGCCAAGGATGGAGAGTGCGGGCCCGACGCGAAGTGGTTCGTCCCCGCAAATCTAGACGGACGGCTCGCGATGCTTGATGACGGGCCGATCGTTGGTCCGATGGAGGCCTGACATGTTCTGCGTTTTCTATCCGTTTGGCGTCTTCGAAGTCCTCGGTCAAGCAGTTGCTGACCAATACTCGCAAAACCTTCGCGCAGACGCTGATCTGCAGCAAAGCGATGCTGCGCGACGAATGTTCGACGCGATTGATCCGAACGTAGTCGACTTGCCGGCTGACGCCGTACGGGAGGTGCGGGATGTGCCGAGGTTGACCGGTTATGAGCGGCCTGTGCAGCCGCTGGCCTCGGCCCTCTTCGGGTTCTCAGACAGCGACGGCGGGGAGTGTGATTGATGAAAGCCGTATGGGATCCGGTGAAGTTGCGCGTCGACGGCTGGTGCACACGCCAACCTGTTTGCGGCGACGAGATCAGGACGCGCACGGGACGCCGCTATCGCATCCTCGAAACGCACTACCGGGGCGAACGTCTCGCGCGGGTCGATTGCGTGGTACTTCCGAAGGATGCCGATTTGCAGGGTGTCGTCTTCGATTGGCACTGGACGCCGCGGAGGCGCAACCGATGACCGCGCGCCTCATCTTCCCGAAAACGCTCACCTTCCGCTGCGAAGATCTGCGGCGCGCCGTCGCTCAATTGCCATGTATGTGTTGCGGCATCTCTGGGCACACACAGGCGGCGCACATGAACTTAGGTAAGGGCGCTGGGATCAAGGCGAGCGACGCCGCGCTGGCGGCGCTGTGCGCTGATCGGCCCGGTGTGCGCGGTTGCCACTCGATGCTTGACCAGGGCGGCGTGATGGAGAAGCACGAACGTCGCGTCTTCGAAGCCGAGATGGTCTGCAAGACATACATCGCGCTGGTCGAGCGTGGCCATTTGGTGGTGGCGGAGTGAAGGAGAAGGAGGACCCAAAGTGGGAGCGCGGCGACCCGCTCGAGATCCTGATCCGTCGCGAGCGGCGCACCTGCGCGGGCTGCATCTTTCTGAAGACGGACAAACTGTTCAACACAACGGCTGTGGCGTGCCGGAAAAGAAAACGCAAGGCTGAGCTCAGCGTGGACAAGACGAAGCGCTGTGAACTTTACGATGACGGGAGCGGCAAATGAAGGAAGGCGCAAAGCACGAAGGGATTTTCAAGGACGCGAAGGAGGCGATCGTGTTCTCGCTCAACTTCTCGGATCAGCAGTACGCCAAGTCGCCGATGGCGCTTCTGCTCAAGCACGGCGCGCACGGTAGCGGCCGCGGCCTTTCGGGGCTCGACGGTTCCGGACAGGCCGGCATGGTGTTCGCTGAAATCATCCGGCTCGACTATCACGAGTCGATCGCTCTGATCGCGCGTTGCAGCGCCAAGCGTCTTCGTTGCACGTGCGGCTCGCCATGTTGCAGCAAATGGACGCCGAACCCGATCTGGACGATGGCTACGAGCCAGCTATGCGATCACGCGCTGCTCGCTGTCGGTACCGGCATATCAAGTCGGGCGATTCGCCTCGCGTCGACGCAGAAGTTCTTCGGGCAGAAGCTGAGCATTCAGGAGATCGCCGATTATTGCAGCGTGTCGAGAAAGACGGCCGGCGAGCACCACGCGCGCATCAAGGAATTCCTGAAGGATCTTGAGGGCAGGGCGTGGTTCAGCTTTACGGCTCGGCTCGAGGATGCGGGCATGCTCATTCGGGACGACGAGCCAGTGTCGCATTGACTTCTCAAAAAATGCGTAATACCATCCTGTTTCGATACATTCCGTAAATGTCACAGAAAAGCGCACAGCCCGAAACGGCGTGCGCTTTTTTCGTTTCTGGCCGGTCAGCGGCGGTTGGTGCCGTAGTGTTAGACGGACAGGCCTTCTCACGCATGGCGATTTAGACGGGTGCATGGCTGGGATGAGCTAGGCACTGCGTGACGGTTTGTCGCCGAATCGTCAACCGTGAGAGTGAATGTTTTTTGCCAGTCACGCGGCGGCCGGCGCCGCAGAGCACTCCCGGACTGGCCTTCCCATTCTTAGCGTCTCCATGCCCGGTCACGACCGGGTTTCCGCCCGTCGCCATTCCGGCCACGGGCTTTTTTTATTCCCGGAGGTTTCCATGGCTACCCGCAAGGCTGCACCCATAGCAACGATGCAAGGCGAAGAGGATTGGCGAGCACGCGAGGACATGCACTCGCTGAAGCGCGCGGCAGAGATCCAGTCCGACCCGAAACGTCACGCTGCAGCCAAGCGGCACGCCGCGAAGGAAGCCGATAGCTACGCCAAGGTGGCGCAGAGCAAGCCGGCCGCTAAGGCGCCGATGAAGCGGGGAGCACGCTGATGGAAGGCGTCCAGAAGGAAATGCCTCGATACCGGTGCCACAAGGAAATATGGGCGCTGAAGATCAAAGACGTCTGCTACGACAGACCTCCGCTCGAAGGCGAGCCTCGCGGTAATGCCACGATCACGCCGGCAGATGATGGCTACGCACCGTTCGTTGTGGACGAAGCGTGGGCCATGAAGCATCGCCCGCAGGTGGGCGGCTACTACGTGGTGTATGCCGACGGATACAAGTCTTTTTCTCCGGCGGGAGCCTTCGAAGACGGTTACACGCGGATCGGAGGGTGACCATGCCAGTTCGTTCGAAAGCACAGAATCGCCTGATGCAGGCGGCTGCGCATGATCCGGCGGTTGCCAAGAAGACCGGGGTTCCGCAGAAGGTTGCCAAAGGGTTCGTGGCCGAGACGCACGGCAAGAAGGTCAGCAAGCTCCCTGAGCACACGAAGAAGGGGCGCAAGTGAGCATCTTCATGGCTGGCGGCGGTGGCCTCGCAGTCATCTCCGCCTTAAGTTTGAGATACATCGAATCGAGGAATGACATGAGCGACATTCAGGACGCAGCACCAAGCAGCACGGAACCACAGCAGCCCGCGCCGGAGGTGGCGCCATCGGGGGAGGTCGTCCAGACGTCGGCCGCTTCTACGCAATCCTCGTCGAGCGCTTCCGCCGCGACGGTTGCGGCGGCTGACGTGGGAAACGTTGCTGCTGGTGGTGTCTCGGACGCGCCGTCGCAGGGCGCGATCTCTGCGCACGATGCCGCGGGCTCGAACGGCGCGGGTGAAGCGGGAAACGTCTCTGCCGATGCAGCTATTGCGATCCTAGGCACAGCATCGGCTACGTCTGACCTGGGAAACGTCGGTGCGGGCACGTCGCCCGCTGGTGTTGCCACGCCTGTTATTGCCGATCCCTCGGCTTTTCAGTCGAGCGCTGAGGTGGCGCAGCCGGGGGAGCCCGCCGCGAATCAGTCCTCGCAACCATCAGCCGGCTCCGGCGCGAGCATTTCGGCTGGTGATGCGGGGGAGCCGCACGCCGAAGAGCAAAAAGACTCAGGCACGCTCTCGCCCTCGAGTTCTACTGCCGCCCCTGCAGCCGACGGCGCTGATGCGGGAAACGACGCGGGGCAGGGCGATTCTGCCAGTACTGTGATTTCGACCGACGCTGCCCCGCTCGCACCCGCTACGGCCGACGCCGTTGCTACTTTCGCTGACCTGATGGACCGCTTCGAAACGCGCCATTATCCGGACGGCACGACGCTAAAGGCGTCAGGCGAGCTTCCGCTCGATTCACCCGTCTCGTACCCGGCGCCGCAGGCGCCCGCGCCGGACACGCCGCTCGGTCTGCTGGATGCGATCGACGAGTACTTCACGACCGCCCTGCGCTCCTCGCGCACCGACGGCCACAAGATGATCGTGCAACTGCGCGCGATGCTCGCCCAGCAATAGGCATGGGGCGCCGTTCAGACATCGACTGGGAATCGATCGAGCGCGACTACCGCATCGGTCAACTCTCTCTTCGCCAGATAGCTGCGAAGCACGAGGTCGCGGTCTCGTCGATCGTCAAGAAGCAGAAGGCCGAAGGATGGTCCCGCGACTTATCGGAACAGGTAAGAGTACAGACGAAGGCCGAACTGATAAGGCTTGCGGCTGAGAAGGCGCGTGAAAACGCTACAAAATCAGTACAAAGCGACGCCGAAAGCGTACAAGCTGCGGCCCATACGAACGTCGAAATCATCAGCGCGCACCGCCGCGACATCCAGACCGAAGCCGACCGGACGCGCAAGATCGCGGAGAAGATCGACAATCTGATGGGATCGGCGGTCCTGCCGAAGGACGTCGCGCTACTCGCTTCGACGCATGAGTCGCTGGTGCGATCGCGGGCGCGGCTGATCGGTCTCGAGCGCGAGGCGTACGGCATCGGTGAGGCCGAGCCGCCGCCAGACGACGACAACCAGATCGATCTCGGTCGCGCGGCCGAGCTGCGGGCGAAGATCCGTGGCTCATGAGTCTTCATGAACTGCCGCTCGATGAACTGCTCGTCGAGTGGGACAAGCTGGACGATGGGGGCCGCGATCTAAGCGCGATCCGCGCGCTGACGCTGGAGGACCGTTTCTACCTGCTGGTGCGTGTCTGCCGTCGGCACGACATGCTGCACCCGTGGATCTACGCCCGGTGCCGCGAGGTCGAGGCCGACCCGGACGAGAAGCTCGACCTGTGGGCGCGAGAGCACTACAAGTCGACCATCATCACGTTCGCCGGCGCGATTCAGGAGATCCTGAAGGACCCGGACATCACGATTGGCATCTTTGCGCACACGCGCGGGATCGCGCAGAAGTTCATGCGCCAGATCATGATGGAACTGCAGTCGAACGACACGCTCAAGAGCGCGTTTCCGGACATCCTGTACCGGACGCCTGAGAAGTCGTCGCCGCGCTGGAGCCTCGATAACGGCCTGCTGGTCAAGCGGTCGAGCAACCCGAAGGAAGCGACCGTCGAGGCGTGGGGACTGGTCGACGGCCAGCCGACGTCGGCGCACTACAAGCTGCGCATCTATGACGATGTAGTCACGCGCGAGTCGGTGACCACGCCCGAGCAGGTGAAGAAGACCACGGAAGCGTGGGAACTGTCGGACAACCTCGGTATGGCCGGTGGGCGCCGCTGGCACGTGGGCACGCGCTACAGCTTCGCGGACACGTACCAGTCGATCATCGACCGCGGCAGTCTGCAGGAGCGGATCTACCCCGCCACGCACGACGGTACCGCGAACGGCGATCCCGTCCTGCTCTCGGCTGAAGAGTGGGAGAAGAAGAAGGTCACGCAGGGCGAATACACGATCGCCTGCCAGATGCTTCAGAACCCGTTGAGCGGCCAGCAGGCGACGTTCAAGGTCGAGTGGCTGACCTACTATGACATCCGCCCGTCGATCCTGAACGTGGCGGTCCTGTGCGACCCGGCGCGCAGCAAGAAGAAGGACAGCGACAACACGGCGTTCGCGGTGGTCGGCATCGACGCCGCGTCGAACAAGTACCTGCTAGACGGCTTCCGCCACAAGATGAAGCTCTCCGAGCGCTGGGATGCCATGAAGCTGCTGCGCCGGCGCTGGATGTCGATGCCTGGCGTGCAACTGGTCAAGTGCGGCTACGAGAAGTTCGGCGCGGAGTCCGACTTCGACTACTTCGAAGAGCGGATGAAGATCGAACAGAACTTCTTCGATATCGAGGAACTGGCGTGGCCGCGCGAGGGCGGCGGCTCAAAGATCGACCGCGTGCAGCGGCTTGAGCCTGACTTCCGGATGGGCCGCTTCAAGCTGCCGCACGGCTTCGACGAGAAGAAGGTCACGCGTAACCAGCGTACGGTGATCGAAGCGGGCGAGGGCTTTCGCGTGGGTCGCAATATCGTGCGGCGCGACGAGAACGGCCGCGCGTACGACCTGACGAAAGACTTCATGGACGAATTCCGGTTGTTCCCGTTCGGCGCAAAGAAGGATCTGGTCGACGTGTGCAGCCGCATCTACGACATGGAACTGCCCGCGCCGATCATGGTTGACGAGCAATCGCTCGAACCCGACTACGCCGAGGACTGACATGAATCCCCCGAATTACCAGTGGCAACCGAACTACGGCCAGAAGGTCACGTTCAGCACCTACAGCGTGACGTCGATGGTGATCGCTGCGTGGGGCGAGGAGTGGGGCGAGCGCGACACGGTGTACGAGTGGAGCAATGGCCGTTACATGGAAGACTCGCTGAAGGGCCCGTATGCCGTATCAGGCGAGTGAGCGGCCGCGCATCTACATGCGCAACGGCCGGTGGTGCTGCGGCGAGATGAAACGCACCGACGAGTGCTGGGCCATTGGGTTCGGCATCACCCCGCGCGCCGCGTACAAGAACTGGAAGAGGAGCATGCGTGCGATCGCCAAATAGCGCATTCAACGATGCTCTCGCGCCGACCGGCGACGAAGACTATGACCGGTTGCCGGCGGACGTGAGAGTCCACGTGACGCCGAAAGAATTCAGATGGATGGGCGAGCAGGGCCGCGCGCGGCTGATGCGCGATTTCACCGAACCTGACTGGGTTGAAGATTGATGCTGACTCAAGAACGATTGAAAGTGCTTCTCTGCTACGACCCTCTGACAGGGATATTCACGTACCGCGTCGAGCGCAAGCGGGGCACTCACCCTGCCGGCTCGGTGGCTGGCAAAGTCGAAGACGGTTATCGCCGCATCAAGATCGATGGGAAGATGTACCGCGCGCACCGGCTCGCATGGCTGTACGTGCATGGCCATATGCCCCGCCGGGTCGATCACCGCGACAACATCGGCGATCACAACTGGATCGAGAACCTGAGGCCTTGCACCCAGTCGCAAAACTGCGCAAACAGGGTCACCAGAACCGATAACAAGCTTGGCATCAAAGGCGTGCATTTTCACAAAGCTGCGAAGAGGTTCGTAGCATCTATTGGCTGGCTCGGCAAGATGAAGCACCTTGGGTGTTACGACACCGCCGAAGAAGCCCATGAAGTCTACTGCCTAGCTGCCGACATGCTGCACGGCGAGTTTGCCAACCATGGAGCCTCCGTATGAGCAACGCTGACATGCATCTTGCCGACCTAACCGGCACCGAAGACATCGCCCAGATGGAGACCGCCAAGAACGTCGGAGAGGCGCTCAACGAGCACTACCCGAACCACCTGTGGGCGGTGAGTTGGCAAGGCGGCGTCATCGTCGTCAAGAATCTGGCGATCAGCTCGTTCTACGGCTTCGTGCTGCATCCCGACAAGCTGGCGACGTGGTCGGAGATGAAGCGCGCCGCAGTGCTGGCGGGCGGCGAACTCCTCGAACGCGCGAAGATGGCGCGGGGCGCATGGGCTGGCCAGTTCGCGCAGGTTCTCGAAGGATCCGATCCGCGCTTTTTCCGGGGTGACAACACGTGAAATCGACCATGAAAAGAATCCTGTACGCGGTTGCGCTGCTCGCGTGTGCCACACCCGCTTTCGCGCAGTTCAATCCGTCGCAGCCTTATGCCACGACCGCGAACTCATGTGGACAGATCTTCTCCCTGCAGGGCGGTGTCTACTACGACCGCAATGGAGTGAGCCAAGGCAGCACGCTACCGACGTGCAATCCGCCCGTCTCTCTGGGATCGCAGAGCGCGAGCAACGTCAGCATCACCGGCGGCTCGATCTCTGGACTCAACCCGGCGATGCCGGTCGCCAGCGGCGGCACCGGATCCGCTTCGCTGGCCGCGCATGGCGTGTTGGTCGGTGCAGGAACATCTGCGGTGACGATTGCCGCGCCGGGCAACAGTGGCATTCCTCTCGTTTCTCAGGGCGCGATTGCCGATCCGATCTTCACCAACATCACACCCGCCGGCGGCGGTACCGGCCTGACTTCCATCACGGCGCATGGCGTCATGATTGGCGAGGGCACGAGTGCCGTGGCGGTGGCCGGTCCGGGAGCATCTGGATTGCCGCTCGTCGGCGGAGGTGCAAGCGCGGACCCGACATTCGCGACGCTTGGTGTCGCCGGCGGCGGTACCGGAGCAACGACTGCGAGCGCGGCCGCTGGCAATCTCGGCGTGCCGCCGGTCTACAGCAACGCGGGCGTGGCGGTGACCACACCGCATATCGTTGAAGGTCAGGTCACGCTGGTCGCTGGCACGGTCTCGGTCACCTTCAGCGGCGCGGCAGTCTTCACCTCGACACTCACATACCAGTGCACGGTCAGCGACCTCTCGACCACCGCGGCAGCGGCGAACGCGGCGAAGCAGAGCGGCACCTCCGTGACGTTCTACGGAAGCGGCACCGATACGGTTGGCTACATCTGCGTGGGTAACTGATCTATGTACCAAGTCGCCGGCCCGACCCCACCCGATCTCGCCAAGCGCGAAGCTGCCGCTGGCAGTGGCTCGCCGGATTGGCTGTCGATCGCTTCTGAGGCTTACGAGCAGTCGACGTCCTATCTGGATTCCAATCTGAGAAACGAGTGGACGAAGGCGCTGTACGCCTTCCAGTCGCGCCACGCGCCGGACTCGAAATACAACACCGACGCCTTCCGGCACCGTTCGAAGGTGTACCGCCCGAAGACTCGGACCCTGATCCGCAAGATTGAAGCCGCCGCCTGCGCGGCTTTTTTTTCGAACGTCGATGTGATCGACACGACGGCGATGAATCAGGGCGACCCGAAACAGGTCGCGTCGGCGCAGGTGATCAAGAGCCTCGTTCAGTACCGGCTCACCAAGACGATTCCGTGGTTCCAGGTGCTGATGGGTGGCTTTCAGGATGCGGCCACGATGGGCGCGGTGTGCTCTTACCAGTACTGGCGGTACCGGACTGAGAAGAAAACGCACCACGTGCACGAGGTCGACGAGGACACCGGGCAGGGCAAGTACGACGAGAATGGTCAGCCGGTGCTGAAGGCCGCGCAGCATGACAGCGTGGTCGAGGACCGCCCGTGCATCGAATTGCAGCCGCTCGAGAATATCCGCATCGACGCGGCCGCCGACTGGATGGACCCGATCCACTCGAGCCCGTACGTGATCCGCATGGTTCCGATGTACGTCTACGACGTGAAGGAAATGATGGAAGCGGCGGACGATAAGACCGGCCAGCCGAAGTGGAAAAAGGCCTCCGATGCAGTGATCCGATCGGCGCTGACGCGAGGCCTCGACACGACGCGTCTGGCGCGCGCCAATAAGCGTGAAGACCCGACGACTGAAGCGAAGGTCACTCTAGCCGACTTCGACATCGTCTGGTGCCACGAGAACTTCGTGCGCCGCAAAGGCAAGGAGTGGGTCTACTGGACGCTCGGCACTGAGTTCATGCTCACTGAGCCGAAGCCTCTGAAGGAGGTCTATTTCCACGGAATGCGCCCGCTCGAGATGGGCTGCGCGATTATCGAGACGCACAAGACGTATCCGTCCGGCGTTCCGCAACTGGTCGAGGGCCTCCAGAAAGAGGCAAACGAGATTGCCAATCAGCGGCTCGACAACGTCAAGCTGGTGCTGAACAAACACTTCGTGGTGAAGCGCGGCGCGCAGGTGGATCTGCGCAGCCTCGTACGCAATGTGCCCGGCGGCATCACGATGGCGACCGATCCGAATGCCGACATCAAGGAGATGTCGTTCCAGGACGTGACGTCATCTTCGTATCAGGAGCAAAACCTCCTGAATCTGGACTTCGACGGCATCGGCGGCGACTTCAACCCAGCGCAGATTCCGCACGGTAAGAAAGGCGCCGATACCGCGCGCGGCATGCAGATGATGAGTGCCGGCGCGAACCAGATGACCGAATACCTGCTGCGCACGGTCACCGTGACGTGGGTGGAGCGCGTGCTCTATCAACTGGTGAAGCTCGAGCAGGAGTATGAGACCGACCAGGTGGTGATGGCGATCGCGGCCGAGAAGGCTCAGTTGGTGCAGCGCTACGGCATCGACAAGGTCACAGACGAACTGCTCAATCATGAACTGACGATCACGGTGAACGTCGGCATGGGCGCGACCGATCCGAACGCCAAGCTGCAGAAGTTGATCTCTGGCCTGAACGAGATCGGCCAGATCATGGCCAATCAGGCCATTCCGCCCACGATGAAGAGCGAGGCGGTGAAGGAGATCTTCGGCTTGCTCGGCTACCCGGACGCAAAGCGGTTCCTTGGTGACGGACAGCAGGATCCGCAGATTGCCCAGTTGCAGCAGCAGCTCCAGCAGGCGCAGCAGGTAATACAAGGGCTGCAGCAGCAGATCAAGTCCAAGGCGCTGGATCACGATGCGAAGGTCAAGACTGCGGCTATCAACGCGGACTCCCATCGCGAGGTGCAGCAGGGACGGCTCGCCATCGAGCGCGAGCGGCTCCAGCACCAGAGTGCCCAGTTCGTCATTGGAAGCCTCCTCGACCGCATCAGCAAGGTGAACAGTGGAAGATCAACTTCTCAAAGCACGAATTGAGCTCGGCGAAGACGCCGAGAAGTTCGTCCGCAGCAAGCTCGGCGAAGCGGTGCTCGCGATCGCCGAGGGTCAGGCGAACGCCGCGTACAACGAGCTCTCGCGAATCTCACCGTGGCGCAAGCGCCGCATCTCGCAGTTGCAGTCCCAGATCTGGCGGGCCGAGAGCTTCCAGCAGTGGCTCGCTGAAATCATCACTGAGGGTCGTCATTCCCTCGAACTTCTTGAAGGAGAAGATTAATGAACCGTCTGCTCGCCCGCATGCTTGGCCGTCTGTATCGCGAAGAAAACCCCGATGACGCTGGTGGCGGCCCGTCCGCTGAAGACGGCGTGCGCTTTGCGTTCCATGATCGGGCCGCGTGGCTCGAGCAGATCGCCGGCACGACCGAGCACGATCAGCAGTTCGGGACCGGCACGCATGACGACGACGCGAGCGCGGCCAGTGCTGGCGGTGAAGACGAGACCGACGAAGAGCGCGCGGCGCGCGAGCAGGCCGAGGCAGAGGCCGCCGCTGCCGCTGGTGGCGAACATCAGACTGACGAAGAGCGCGCGGCTGCTGCCGCCGCTGCGGCTGCTGCAGCGAATGAAGACGACCAGATGGTGACGCTGATCGTCGACGGCAAGGAAGTGCAGCGGCCCCTGTCGGAGGTTGTCGACGCGGGCAAGCGCTACCTGCAAAAGGACATGACTGCGGATGAGCGCATCGCGGAAGCGACGCGGATCCTGAAGGAAGCGAAAGAACTGAATACCGGCAAGCCCCAGCCTGCCGAACGTCCATCCGATGCCCTACAGGCTGAGGACGACGATGCCGCGCTCGCACGCGCAATCCAGCTGGGAAGCGATGAAGAAGCCCGAGCGGCAATCGCAAAACTGCGGAAAGGCGGCCGGACCGACGATCATTCGATTACCTCGATGATCGATGCGCGTATCGAGTTCCGCGAGACTGCAGCGTGGGTGAAGGACGAATACAAGGACATCTTTGCCGATCCGTTGCTGAGTGGCGTGTTCATGCAGAAGGAAGCAGACGCGCGCGCACAAGGCGATTCTCGGCCGCACCGTGACCTCTACAAGGAGATCGGTGACGGCCTGCGGAAATGGCGGAATGGACTTGCACCCAAGCAGGACGCAATACAGGACAAAGTGGACCGGAAAGCCAGCGTGACCGTCATTCCGACGGCGCGTGCGGTGGCGCCGGTGAATCCCGACGAAGGCAACGAAGAGGCGACTGAAGCGCAGGAGACTGCCGCGTACATCGCCGAACAGCGCCGTCGCCGGGGACAAGGCTAAAGGAGCTTTCAATCATGGCTGGTCAGGTCTGGGCTGTTAATAGCCTCGGCGGCTACATGTATAGCCGCCAACTCTCGCGGGTGCTCCGCATGTCGGTGCAGCCGCTCGTGAAGTTTCGCCAGTTCTGCGACGTGAAGGATGCGTCGCAACAAGGCAAGAAGAAGGGCGACATCTTCACGTACGACGTGTTCTCCGATGTGGCGCAGGCTGGTGGCACGCTGACGGAAACGAACACGATGCCGGAAACCAACTTCCAGATCACGCAGGGCACCCTGACGATCACGGAAGCCGGCAACTCGGTACCGTACTCGGGCAAGCTCGACGATCTGTCGAAGTTCCCTGTCACGGACATCATCAACCGCGTGCTGAAGAACGACTGCACGAAGACGCTCGACAACCTCGCCTGGACGCAGTTCGACCAGACGCTGTTGCGCGTCATCCCGACGGGCGGCACCTCGACGTCGGCAGTCACGCTGTTCACCAACGGCACGGTCACCGGCACGAACTCGACGGCGTACACCAACGCCCACGCGAAAGCGATCGTCGACATCATGAAGGAGCGGAACATCCCGGCCTACATCGCCGACGATTACTACGCGATCGCATGGCCGACCACGCTGCGCACGTTCAAGAACAACCTTGAAGGCATCCATCAGTACACGGAGACCGGCTTCAAGTTGATCATGAACGGCGAAATCGGCCGCTACGAAAACACCCGTTACGTCGAACAGACGAACATCGCGAAGGCGATCAACGGTGTGACGTGGTCGGTCGGCGCGTCGAACTGGATCTACTTCTTCGGTAACGACACCGTCGCCGAGGCAATCGCCGTGCCGGAAGAAATGCGCGGCAAGATCCCAACCGACTACGGCCGGTCCAAGGGCGTCGCCTGGTACTACCTCGGCGGCTACGGCATCGTTCACAACGCCCCCACGCTTTCGCAGAATGTGCGGATCGTGAAGTGGGACTCGCAGGCTTAAGGAGCCATCATGACCACGAAGAGCATGGCTTACGACAATCCGACTTACACCAGTCGGAATTCGGAGTCGATGGGCGAGATCGGCGGTGCGGCGACGACGCAGTACGCGAAGTTCGTTGCCTTCACCGCATCACTCGCTTTCTCGGCGCAGTTGACCGTCACCACGGCCGGCACATCGGCAGCGAACAATACGGTGGCGTTCAGCAAGATCAGCGGCACGTCGACGACGGCGCTGGCTACCGCAACACTGGGTACCGGCGCGGCGGGCACCACGTTGAACGTTCCGCTCTCGACCAGCGCCGGCGGTGTCGCTCTTGCACAGGGCGATCTGCTGGTGGCGGTAACCGGCGCTGACGCGACGGGCAAGGCGGCCTTGGCTTACGAGGCTTCGCCGGCGCCGGGCGCCAACGTCACTGCGTAAGGAGCAGAGATCATGAAAGGACGTAACGACGAGAACACCACGGGCTTCGTTACTGGCGGTTTCATCACTAAGAAGGGCGCGCCGACTGGCGATGCCAAGTTCAACGTGATGCCGCCGGGCGACGACATCGACAACCAGCCGGACGCAGATATCCGGCCGATGCCGATGAAGAAGATCACCCCGTTGGGTTATCCGGGCAGCGGCGCCGAGGAGTAAGGCGCGCGGCTTGGTAAAGAGGCAGTGCGGTGGTTTGGGGGCGCTTCGGCGCCCCCTCTTTTTTGGAGTCGACCATGTCGAACGGCTACACCCAGAAGACCGGCTACACGGTGCAGAAGCAGCATCGCCCGAAGCCGAATCAGATGAACCCCGGCAACATGCCGACGTATCAGCAGGACCCGCCGCGCGAGAAGGATCCGGGGCCGTGGGCGTCAGATGAGTCGGCGCGAGTCACGCATCGCGAATCGAAGTTCAACCAGATGCCGCCCGGCGAAATGGCGCACGCGAAGAACGCTTTCGGCAACAACCCCGGCAGTGGCGTGTCGCAGGCCGCGCTCGATCAACAGTTCCAAACCGTGCCGATGGAGCCGTGGGAACCGATGTACACGAACGAACCGGCTTACGGCGGCTATCAGAACTACACCGGCGAGCCGGAGTATTCCGGTGGCTTCGTCGAGCGCAACAACGTGCTCGATCGCCTGTAACGCAGCCTTTCTTTTCTCAACTGCAGCCGCCGACTGGCGGCTTTTTTATTGGATCGACCCGATGAAATTTGACCCGAAGAAGCCGCACGGTCTCGTGTACGGCGTGACTGGCGCTGCCTACGAACAGAACGGCCAACTCTATACCCCGACCGGTGAACCGTTCGTCGAGGAGAAGCAGGAAGAGTTGCCTCTCGGCACGCAGGCGCAGCGCCAGTCCACCAACAAGCAGACCGCCAAGGGTCAATAAGGAGCGGCGGATGGTCTGGTCAAAAGACATTCCCGAAGGCAACGAGGCGGTCAAAGTGCGATGGGACATCGTGCCTTACACGCGCGGCCGCGGTCTCGATATCGGCTGTGGCGCGCAGAAGCCGTTCGCGCACTTCATCGGCGTCGACAACGGTCACCACAAGGTGTTCGGGTACGACATCCGTCCGGACGTGCAGGCCGAGGCGGATGACCTGTCGATGTTCGCGTCGCGCTCCATGGACTTCGTGTTCTCGTCGCACCTGCTCGAACACATCGACGATGCCGAAGCCGCGTTGCGCGAATGGTGGCGCCTGATCAAGGTCGGGGGCTATCTGGTGCTGTATCTGCCGCACAAGCGGCTATACCCGAACATCGGCCAGCCTGGATCGAATCCGGACCATCGCCACGACTTCGAGCCGACCGACATCGTGTCTTACATGGAGCGCAACGGTGGATGGACTCTGCTCCTGAACGAGGAGCGCAACGCCGGCGACGAGTACTCGTTCCTGCAGGTGTACCGCAAAGAGGCGGGCAAGCTGCACACGATCGAGCCGAAGTATGAAGGCAAGACGTGCGCGGTCGTGCGCTATGGTGCGTTCGGCGACCTGATGATGGCGAGCTCGATCTTCCCGCTGCTCAAGGAGCAAGGCTACCGCGTGACGCTGTTCACGATGCCGATCGGCGAAGAGGTGGTGCGTCACGATCCGAACATCGACGAGATCGTCATACAGGACAAGGATCAGGTGCCGAACAATCAGCTGGTCGAATTCTGGGCGCATCTGTCGAAGCGTTACGACAAGTTCATCAACCTGTCGGAGTCAATCGAAGGTGTCTGGCTCGCGCTGCCGGGTCGCTCCAACCATCGTTGGCCACACGAGCTGCGCCACAAGTACATGAACCGCAACTATCTCGAGTTCACGCACGAGTTGGCTGGCGTCTCGGGTGAGTTGAGGCAGGAGTTCTATCCGACGCTCGAAGAGAAGGCGTGGGCGCGCGCGCAGCGCGATCGCATGGGAAAGTTCGTGATCATGTGGTCGCTGGCCGGCTCGTCAGTGCACAAGACATGGCCGTACCTCGACGAGATCATCGCGCGCACGCTGCTTGAATACCCACACGCCGAGTTTGTGCTCGTCGGCGACCAGATCTGCAAGATGCTCGAGCAGGGCTGGGAGAGTGAGCGACGTGTGCACTGCCGCTCGGGCGAATGGAACATCCGTCAGTCGTTGACGTTCACGGCTATGGCCGATCTGCTGATCGGGCCGGAGACGGGCGTGATGAACGCCGCGGCGAACCTGCCGGTGAAGAAGATCGTCACGCTTTCCCATTCGAGCGTCGAGAACCTGACGAAGCACTGGATCAACACGTTCTCGCTGACGCCGAAGAATACGGCGTGCTATCCGTGTCACCAGCTTCACACCGGCGGATTCGAGTTCTGCCCGCGTGATGACCGAACAGGTTGCGCGTCGTGCCAGGCGGACATCTCCGCCGACCAGATGTGGGAAGTGATGGTGCCGGTGCTTGAGCGTCGCAATCTGGAGGCTCACTTCGCTTCCAACTACGCTCAGGCGGCAGCATGACGACGAGCGGCACTGTCTCTTTTACCGTCACGCGAGACGACATCATCATCGATGCGCTGCAGAACCTCGGCGTGATCGCGGAAGGTGAAACGCCGAACGCCTATCAACTTGCGATCGCCGCGCGCAAGCTGAATATGCTGGTCAAGCAGTGGCAGGGCGCCGCCGACTTTGCGCCGGGCCTGAAAGTCTGGAGCCGCAAGCGCGCAGATCTCGTTCTCGATCCGACGAAATCGGTCTATTCGCTCGGGCCCACCAGCACCGACCGGTGGGCGTCGAACCTCACGCGCACGACGATCACCGCGAACTGCGCGGCCGGCGCGACGGCGATCCCGATCGCGTCGACGACCGGCATGACGAACGGCGACCATTTCGGCGTGTTGTTGCAGAACGGCAGCATCTACTGGACCACGGCGACGTTTAGCGGCTCGACAGCGACCATCCCGAGCCCCGGACTGCCGAGCCCCGCGATCGCGAATGGCTTCGTCTACGACTACACGTCGTTGCAGATTCAACCGCTGCAAATCCTCACCGGGAGTCTGGTCGACAGATCGAACACGAAGATTCCGCTCACGCGGCTGACGTTGGACACGCTGGAGGCATTGCCGACCAACATGGACGCGAACACCGCGTCTGATCCGCTCGCGTTCTACTACGAGCGGCAACTCGGCAATGGGATGCTCTACCTCAATACGTATCCGGCGGACCTCTCCAAGTACCTTCATTTCGTGTTTCTGTCGCCGATTCAGGACTTCAACGAGCCGACCGACAACCCTGACTATCCGCAGAACTGGTTTCTCGCGCTCTCGTCGGGACTCTCCGTTATCTGCGGACCGGCGTTCAGCCGCCCCGTGTCTCAGGACCTGAAGGACATAGCGACGGTTGCACTCGCCACGGCGCGCAATCAGGACCCTGAGACGTCACAGCTCTACTTCCAGCCTGACGGCGACCCGCCGTTCTTCGGGAGTGACGAATGAAGACGCCATTTTTCGGTGGCGCCTATCAGGCGTTCTCGAAGAATCTGGATGCGCAGCGGTGCGTCAATCTGTATCTCGAAAACGACGAGAGCAAGCAGGGGCGAGATATCGCGGCACTGCGCGGATGCCCTGGACTGGACTTCCTCTGTACGTGCGGAACAGGGCCGATACGCGGGGTTCGCACGGTCAGAAACCTGCTGTACGTGGTGAGCGGTTTTCTGGTTTTTTCGGTAGATGCCGCTCTGAAGGTGACGACGATCGGTAGCATCGGCACATCGACGAGCCCCGTCTCGATGTCCGACAACGGGTCTCAGGTGATCATCGTCGACGGCCAGGCTGGTTACCTCATCACGATCTCAACTGCCACCATCACTCAGATCACGGACGCTGCATTCCCGTCGAACCCGGTGACCGTGACATTCTTCGACAGTTTCTTCATCGTCAACCAGGGAAACACGCAGCAGTTCTGGGTGTCTGGGTCGAATGACGGAAGCGTGTGGGACGGCACCGACTTCGCGTCGAAGGAGGGTGGACCGGATCTGCTCGTCGGCCTGATTCAGGTGGACCGCCAACTCTGGCTGTTCGGCGACAACACCACCGAGGTCTGGTACGACGCTGGCGGCTCGAACTTCCCGTTCGCGCGCGTCGATGGCGTTTTTGTCGAGACCGGACTCGCGTCACCATACTGCATGGTGCTGCTCGACAACTCCGTGTTCTGGCTCGGCGCCGACCAGCGCGGTCAGGGCATCGTCTACCGGTCCAACGGCTATCAGCCGCAGCGCATTTCCACGTTCGCGATCGAGCGCGTTCTGAGTGCCGAGGTTATATCCGACGCGATCGCGTACTCGTATCAGGCGAATGGGCACTCGTTCTATGTGCTGCTCTTGCCCTCCGCGGACATGACGTTCGTCTTCGACGTCTCGACCAACCTTTGGCACGAACGCGCAAGCTACGATCCGGTCCTCGGCCAGTTCCATCGCCACCGCAGCAATTGCGCCGACTTCTTCAATGGCATGAACGTGGTCGGCGACTACCAGAACGGAAATATCTACGTCTTCAACGACGACACGCCGACCGATAACGGAGTGACGCGCAAGTGGGTGAGATCGTGGCAGGCGCTTCCTGAAGGTCTCAACCGAGGCAAGGAAGTGTTCTATTCGAACCTCGAGATATTCGCCGAGACGGGGCAGGCGCCCCAGACTGGACAGGCGGCCAAGCCGACCGTGTCGCTGCGCATTTCGAACGATGGCGGCCACACGTTCCCGATCGAGCAGTTCCGCAGCATGGGGCTAGCGGGCCAGACGACGCACCGTCTGCTCTTCCAGAACCTCGGGAAGTCGCGCAACCGCGTTTTTGAACTGTCGGGCACTGCCCCGATCGTGCCGGTCTTCGTCGGCGCCGAGCTAGATGCGGTTCAGGGCACATCGTGACCGCCAATCTTCCCAAGCAGAAACATCCCTTTGATGATGCAGGGAAGGTGTTCGTTAATAAGGAGTGGTATCTCGCATTGCTTGGCATCGTCAGCCAGATCAACGGTGGCAACGGTGGAGTATCGGTCGAGGACGTGCAGCTGCTGGAAGCGGTGGACGCCGCCGAGGGAATCGATTCGAGCATCAGCAAGCTGCTGACCGACATCAATGAAATGGTGCAGCTGGTCGTGCCGCAGGATGCGCTGGAAGCTGTTCTCACCCGCCTTAAGCGGATCGAGACGCTGCTGGCGTTCATGCCTGAATACCCCGACTCATCGTCGACGCGGGGGACCATCTTCGACGAGAAAGGCAGCGGCGGCACGCCGGGATTTGCTGCGACCGCGGACTTCACACCGGGCACGACGACATCGCTGACGCTGTCGCAAAGCTACCAGTCGGCGGCCCACCTGTGGGTGACGTTCGATGCGGACGTGCAGGGTGCCGATCAGTTCACGCTAAGCGGCCGCACGCTGACCTTCTCGTCTGCGATTCCAGTCGGTGTCTCGAAAGTGTTCGTCAAAGGGATTCTCTAATCCCACTGAAAAGGATCACGGATGACTATCACAGCACTCCCGCTTGTCCCGGATGCCACGCTGACAAATGCGGACGCGAACTACTACACCTGCCCGGTGAACACCACGGCGGTTGTCAAGCGCGCGGTATTCACCAACACAAGCGCGAGCGCGGTGACGATCACGGCCAACGTGGTGCGCAGCGGCGGCAGTGTTGCCGCGTCGAATCAGATCATCACCTCTCAGCCGATCGCACCGCAATCGACCTACGTTTCCCCGGAACTGGCGGGCCTGACGCTGTCGGCCGGTGACGCGATTCACGCGGTGGCGAGCGCTAATTCGGTTGTCAACTTCATGGCTAGCGGAATACAGATCGTATGAAAAACTTTATGAAGCTCGCGCAGGTAGACGTCACGCCGCTGATGCTGGCGATTCGTCGGCGCCCGGAGCTCTGGCAGGAAGACACTTTCCTTCGCCATTACCCGCAGGGTCCATTTGGCGAGACGGAATCCATCATGCTGCGCTTTCCGAAAATCGCCGATTTCAGCCGCGACAAGACCGGTCGGAAGATGGAAAAGTACAAGCAGAACCTGCTGCCCGGATATGACCAGCATGAGAGCGAGGACAAGCCCGCATTTAAGGTTCTAACCGAGGCTCGGCCGATCGTCTTCGCGCTGATGGGCAGCGTCCAGGGCGAGCGGCTCGGTCGCGTGATGATCAACAAAATCGTCCCGGGAGGACGAATTTTCCCGCACGCGGACACGCCGGTGCACGCCGAGTACTACAGCCGGTTCCACGTCGTGCTGCAGAGCCAACCCGGGGTCATATTCCGTTGCGATGACGAGCAGGTGTACATGGCCACCGGCGAGGTCTGGTGGTTCAACAACAAGCTCGAGCATGAGGTCATCAACAACAGTGCGGACGACCGTATCCACATGATCGTAGATATCAGGACCTCGCGATGATCACCTTCAGCATCGAACGCTTTTCGGACGTCTACCGAGAGATGTATCCGCTGCTTGTGGAGCATTACGACGAGATTTCACAGCACAAGGAACACGGCGTGCCGCTAGAACCTCTGAGCGACGTGTATGCGGCTCGAGAAGCAGCTGGAACGTTGCTGATGGTGATCGCTCGCGAGGGCGGCACGATCGTGGGTTATTTCATCGCGGTTATCGCGCCGGCGCTGCACTACGGTTCGTGCCTTACCTGCTCGCCTGACATCTTCTACGTCAAATGGGATCGCCGCCGCGACGGCACTGCGGCCGCGATGTTCCAGTTTGTCGAAAAGGAAATTCGCCGGCGCGGTGTGAAGGTCTGGATGGTTGGCAGTAAACATGCGCACGACGTAACGCAGCTTTTCGAATATCTCGGTTTCGAGCCGTTCGAAGTCACCTACGCTAAGTGGATCGGGGAGTAAATCATGGTTGCAGCAGCGATTGGTGCGGCAGCGGTGGCCACGGTTGGCGCTTCTGCGATGAGTTCAGACGCGTCCAGGTCCGCGGCGAACAAGCAGTCCGACGCGGCGGCGAGCGCAAACGCGACGCAGTTGGCGATCTACAACCAGAACAATGAGAACCTGAAGCCATATCTGGATTATGGAACAAGCCAGTTGCCGACGCTGCAGGCGGGATACGGCACGTTGCAGCAGTTAATCAATGGCTACAACGGCCTTGTGGGAAATGGCGGCACCGCGCCTGATACAGCAGCTTTGCAAAAGTCACTTGAAGCGACACCCGGATATCAGTTCCAACTCGGTCAAGGCGAGAAAGCCATCAATAACAGCGCCGCGGCAAAAGGCGGTTTGTTATCGGGCGCAACCCTCAAGGATCTGACTGCATACGGACAAGGTCTGGCCGGCACAACCTATCAGACGTTCCTGAACAACAAGCAGACTGGCATCGGCGACTATCAGAACTATCTGGGCGATCTTCAGCAGGGCGTGAATACAGGCCTTAGCGCGGGTGGCGCGATCGCTGGTGTCGCCGAGAACGCCGGCAACAACATCTCTGCCAACACCATCGGCGCCGGGAACGCGGCGGCAGCCGGGACAGTCGGTTCGGCAAATGCAATTTCGAGCGGGATCAGTAGCGCGGCCGGTGGTGTAGGCAACTACGCGCTCCTGAATCAACTCACCAACCAAGGCACAAGCAGTTACAGCAGCGCCGCGTCGACGAGCACGCCGACGGATCTGATTTCCAGCTACACGGGATAACCACCATGCCTATCGATGCAAGCATTCCGCTGATGGCCCAGGCGCCGAAGATCGATCCGACGCAGTCCATCGCGCAGGCCTACACGCTCGCTGACCTGATCAACAAGCACAAGGCGGATCAGGATCTGCGTCAGGCACTTGCCGATCCGAACGCCATCGACCCCACAACGGGGCAGATCAGCCAGAACACGCTGGCGAATATCACACGTCAGAACCCTAGCGCTGGCATGGCATTGCAGAAGAGCGCGGCCGATCTAGCGGTGAAACAGTCCTCGGTCGACAAAAACAAGGCGCAGACGAAGAAGTACGACTTCGAGAATGGCATCAAACAGATGGACCTGATCGCGCAGACAGGCGGCGGTCTCATGACCCAGTACAGCAATTTGCTGAAGCAGGGATTGCCGCCGGATCAAGCCAAGGCTCAGATGCAGCCGCTGTATCAGGAAGCTATGCAACGTGTAGCAGAGAGCGGCCAGATCGACAAAGAGCATCTTGCGCAAATTCCTCCTGAATTCGACCCAGATAAGGTTGCCAACGGCGTCTTTACCGCCCTCACCGCGAAAGACCAGTTCTCGGTCATGCACCAGCAGCATCAGGAGGAGCTCGACAAGAGCAAAGCGACTGAGACGGCGCGCCATAACCGCGCAGATGAGGGCTTGAGCGGCCAGCGCGTTGGGCTGGAAAGCAATCGGGTCGGGTTGGAAGGGCAGCGACTCGGCATGGAGCGCGAGCGGCTCGGCATGGAAGGCGCGAAAAGCGGCCTGATGCCAGACCCGCAGAACCCCGGCAAGTTCGTCAAGGATCCCAGCGCGGGCCTGAGTGACGACGACCGCAAGTTCATGGCGCGCCAGTATCTCGCCGGCGACAAGTCAGTTCTGCAGAACCTCGGCCGCGGCGCACAGGGCGCACGCGACATCGTGGCGGTGCGCCGCGCGATTCGCGAAGAGGCGGAAGCGAGAGGGATGAAGCCCGACGAAGTCGCGTCGACGATCGCGGAGTTCGAAGGTCTGAAAGCAGGTGAGCGGTCGCTCGGTACCCGCACGGCGCAGGCTGGGATGGCGGTCAACGAGGCATCGCAGTTCGCCGACCTCGCTCTGCAGTCGTCACAGAAGGTGGATCGGTCGAAATATCCGTCGCTCAACAAGGTGCTTCAGGCTGCCGAGAAGGGTACCGGCGATCCTGCCATCGTCCAGTTCGGCGCTTACAACAACTCGTTGATCAACGCATACGCGCGTGCAATCAGCCCGAGCGGTACACCGACGGTGAGCGACAAGGACCATGCGCGCGAGATGCTGTCCACCGCGTACAGCAAGGGGCAGTACGCCGCGGTGGTGGCGGCAATGAAACAGGAAATGAGCGCCGCCATGAAGTCGCCCGGTATGGTGCGCGAGGAATTCCGTGGATACGGAAAACGGCAGATCGGCCCAGATCCCGCTGCCGGCGTGCCGCTTCCGGGTCAAGGACCGGCTCCCGCCGGCGCTGCCCGGCCGCCGCTGCCGGCCGCCGCAGCGAACCTGCCACCGGCGCAGAACGCCCAGGGGTGGACGCTGCATAAGGACCGGAACGGCAACATGGCCTACGTCAGCCCTGACGGCAAACAATTCCAGCAGGTGCAGTGATGCCTTTCGACCTTTCCAGTGCCGTGCCGCTCGGCGGTCAGCAGACCGTGCCAAATCCATTCGTTGCGCAGCCTGACGCGGCTCCTGCCGACGCCGGTTCCGCCCCTGCTGTAGCGCCGGGTGCCGCCGCGCCGCAGCCCGCGCAAGGCGGTTTTGACCTTGGCTCCGCTGTGCCGGTCACCGCGCCTGCGCAGCAGCCGACTGAGCCGGGCGCGGGTGCGTCGCCGGGATGGTGGCAACGCCTGCAGCTGCCGGAGAACGATCCGAACTCGGTTGAAAACACGATCCGCCGTACGCTCGGCGCGCCGGAAGTCGGCAAGAATCCGGAATTCGAAAAGGTGGCAAACGCCGACTCGCCATTTCCGGATGTCATGCCCGTCGCACCTAACGCGCTGAAGAACCTGGCGAGCGCGGCCGGGTCGGGGATCAAGTACCTGCTGCGCGGCGGCGAAGCGAACATCCCGAAAGTCGCCGCCAACATCGACGCCGCGGAGAAGGCCGGTACATCGCTCAGCGTCGGGCAGGCGACTGGCAACCGCGCAGTGCAAGCTGCGGAGAGCTTTGCCGGGAAATATCCGGGAAGCGCGGGAGTGATCGCAAAGAAAGCTACGTCGCAGGGATCTGATATCGGCAATCAGGTCGAGAAGTTGGCCGATAACTTGTCCCCGAACGCTACGCCGTCAGTCGCCGGAAGAGCCATCGAGAAAGGGCTGTCTGGCCCCGGCGGATTCGTGGATCGCTTCAAGCAAGGCCAGAAGGCGCTTTACGACAAGCTGGATCAGTACATTAAGCCGGAAACCGCCGTAAAGCTGGAAAACACGGAAAAAGCACTGTCCAGCATGAATCAGGACATCAAGGGTGCGAAGAACCTTTCGAGCCAGTTCAAAAATCAGCGCGTGATGGAAATTCAGAATGCGCTGAAGGCGGACGCCCGAGGCCAAGGTGGCGCGATCCCGTATGAGGCTGTCAAGAAACTCCGCACGCTGGTTGGTCAGCAGATTGAGAACGCATCGCTCTCGGACAGCGTGCCGCGCAGTCAGTGGAGAAGCCTATACGGGGCACTCTCGACAGACTTGGAGGGTGCAGCAAAGGCCACTGGCAATCCTGAGGCCGTCAAGGCGATGGATCGAGCAAATGCATTTACCCGAGCTGGTCACGCGCGAATCGATGATGTGCTCGACAAAGTAGCAAAGCAGGACATCCCCGAAAAGATTTTCAAGTCGGCGGTGAACCCTGGCGATATGCAGGCCGGCGCGACGAAGATTCAGGGGGTCATGAAGAGCCTGACGCCCGCCGAACGAGATGTGGTCAAGTCCGCATTCATCCGGAGGATGGGGACCGCGGCGCCGGGCGCGCAAGGCGCTGAAGGGGAGGTTTTCTCGTCGCAATCGTTTCTCACGAACTGGAACAAGATGTCCTCTCAGGCCAAGGACGTGATGTTCTCCAGCAAGGATGGGAATCTGCGCAGTGCGCTCGACGCTATCGCGAAGACGGCTGAGAACATCAAGGAGGGCGGGAAAGTGTTCGCCAACCCGTCGGGCTCCGGCCAGATTGTCGCGGCATCCAGTCTCGCCAGCGGCATTGCGGGCGCGGCCACGACCGGCCGGCTCGGCGCCGCGGCGACGCTGCTCGGCACGGTGCCGGCGGCGAATCTCACCGCCAAGCTGCTCACTAACCCACGCTTTGTGGGATGGCTCGCGCGCGCGTCGAAGTCTGCTGGACCGGACGTAGCCCGTCAGGCCGTGCTGTCTTTGGGGAAAACGATGCAGGGAGAGCCGGACGACGTCCAGCAGGATGCGCAGGCTTATGCGCAGGCGGTCGCTGGCGAACCGGCTTCTACAGTGCCGAAATGAGTGCGACGACGATCAGTAGCGGCACGCTCAGAAGGAGCACGGGTGCACCCAAGCCGTACTTGACGTCGTCCCACCATGTGTACGGCTTTTCGGGTTTTCTGGGCTGGCCCATGCCTGCCTCGCTGGCTGGTTGATCCGCAAATTATAGGGGAATTCCTTGAAAGTACTTGTAATCGACTCTGATGGGTCGAGCCTCGATTTCTGCCTGCGCGCCAAAGAAGCCGGACACGATGTCCGGCTTTTTGTTTGCACGAAGAAAGGCGGCGAGGCGCGCTGCGTTGGCGAAGGGTGGATCCACCGCATCGACAACTGGCGCGGCTCGATGCCGTGGGCGGATCTGATCTTCCTGACGGGCAACGACCGGTATATGTCGGAACTCGAGCCATTCAGGAAGAAGGGCTTCCCGATCTTCTCGCCTGGCGTTCAGGGCGCGCGGCTGGAAATTGACCGTGCCTTTGGCCAGAAGCTGCTGAAAATGGCCGGCGTGCCGTGCATCCCCTATACCGAATTCAACGAGTACGACGATGCAATGAAGTTCGTCGCAAAGTCGGGAAAGCGGTACGTCTCGAAGACGCTCGGCGACGAGGAGGACAAGTCGCTTTCCTACGTCTCGAAGAGCCCCGAAGACATGATCTTCATGCTCGACCGATGGAAGCGCCTCGGCAAAAACATTGGCCGCTTCATGCTGCAGGAGTTCGTGCCGGGCGTCGAAATCGGCGTCTCTGGGTGGTTCGGGCCGGGTGGATGGTCCGAATACAAGAACGAAAACTTCGAGCACAAAAAGCTCATGAACGGCGACAAGGGCGTCAACACGGGCGAGATGGGCACGGTGATGAAGTATGTCAAGGATTCGAAGCTGTTCAAGGATGCGCTCGAACCGGTGACCGACTACCTGCACTCGATCGACTACGTGGGCGACATCGACATGAATTGCATGGTCGATTCCAAAGGCACCGCGTGGCCGCTCGAATTCACGTGCCGCCCGGGGTGGCCGGCGTTCCGCATCATGCAGGCCTGTCACAAAGGTGATCCGGTGCAGTGGATGGTGGACCTCATCAATGGCGAGAACACGCTGAAGGTGAATAGCGATGTCGCGATCGGCGTGGTGATGGCTCAGCCCGACTTCCCATACTCGAACGCAACCGGCAAGGAAGTCACCGGTATTCCTGTCTTCGGCATGGATGACGTGCCGCGTAATTCGATCTCGCCCGCCGACATGATGATGGGCAAGGTCGCGTCGATGAAGAATGGCCGCATCACGCAGGTCGAGATGCCAGTCACGTGCGGTGACTACGTGATCGTGTGCACCGGTACCGGCGCGACGGTCAGCAAAGCCAAGGAGGCCGCGTACAAGATCGTCGACAAGATCAGCTTCCCGAACTCTCCGATGTACCGCACCGATATCGGCGATCGGCTCGAAAAACAACTGCCGCTGCTGCAAAAGCACGGCTACGCCACCGAATTCGTTTTCTAACCGCGGGGAATCCACATGGGCAATGACATTGATCCGATTGAGTTCGGAAAGGTACTCGCACGCCTGGAGGATCAGGATCGACAGATCGCGGAGATCAGGACCGAAAACAGGGAAATGCGCGACGACATTAAGCGCCTCCTCGCGATGGCCAATCAAGGGAAGGGCGGCCTGTTCACCCTGACGAGTATCGGTGCGGTCGTCGGCGCGGTGGTCACGGAAGTGGCCCGGCACTTCATCTTCAGTGGACGGTAACCATGGCTCCACAGGATTTCATCAACGCAATCGCGTCCGCCGCGCAGGCGTCCGCGGCACTCACGAACATCCCGGCAGGATTCGTCGTCGCAGACGCCGCGCTCGAGAGCGGGTGGGGAAGCTCGGGGCTCACGCGCAACGCGATGAATCTGTTCGGCGTAAAGGCGGATAAGAGTTGGACTGGCTCTACGTACGCGGTTCCGACCCGCGAGTTTCTGAACGGCCAGTGGACGATGGTCAACGCGCTGTTCCGGAAGTACTCGGACTGGCTCGGCAGCATTCAGGACCATGCCGCATTCCTCATCAACAACCCGCGTTATGCGCCGGCGTTCCTCACGACCGACAGCGCGAGTTTCGCTAAGGCGGTAGCGGCCGCTGGCTACGCCACCGACCCGCAGTACGCGCAGAAGATCATCGCAATCCTCAATGCGCACAACCTTGCGTCGCTCGACGCACCCGTGCAGCCCGCTGTCTCCACCTGAAGGACTCTTCATGAAAGACCTGATCAAGCCCGTTTCAGTCGGGCTGCTGTTCGTGTTCATCGCCGCATGTGACTTCCTGAAGATCAATGACCCGCAGCTGCGCGACGCAGCCTTCGCGATGATCGGCGTCATCACCGGTTGGCACGGCGTGCTGCAACTCCCGTTCAACGTCGGCAGCAAGAACCCGCCGCGCTCGGCGTTGCCGCCGGCGTCGGGCCCACTGCAATGATTCGCGCGCTGGCGGGCGCGGCACTGCTCGCGCTATCGGGCTGCGCGGGCGTTGCCACATACAACGTCCGGCCGTTCTACGAGCCCACTCAGCAAAAGATGGTTTGCTGTGAGGCGGTCGTCACGAACGGTAAGGACATCGCTTCGGTGGTCGTTGACGTCGCCAAGACCGGTGACGACTACACGATCCACTTCCAGGAGTCTGGTGTGGGGGCAACCGCTCCTGTCACCGCACAAGGCGCCGTTGTCTCCGACGTCGCCACTGCAGTAAGCAATGCGGCGGCCGCCGCGATCAAGCTCTCTCCCAAGTAAGGACTCTTCCCCATGAAACGCCTTTCCATGCTGCTCGCGGCAGGCCTTGTCGCGTCCGCTCTCGCCGCTTGCGGCACTCAACCAACCGTCAAGCTCACGCCCGCCCAGTTCGTTGCGATCGCGTGCCCTCCGGTTCAGCAGGCCCTCGCACTCGCGCCGACGCTGACCGCAACCATCCCGCCCAGCGCGCAGGCGCAGATCGCCGAGGCGACGCCAATCGTCAACGCCGCGTGTGCCGCCGGCGCGACAGTGTCGACCGATACCGTCGCCAAGTTTGCGACCACCGTGTTCCCCGCAGCTAGCGCCGCTGTGCGGGCTGCGCCGGCGAGCGTACTGCCAGACGACAGGAAGGCGAAGATCGAAGGGGCGTTGGCACTCGCGACAATTGCAGTCGATACGGTCACCGCGATCGCATCGAACGCTGCTGCCGCGACGTCAGCTTCGGCACCGGTGGCGGCATCTCAATGAACCTTGCGACGATCGCCGCGGCGTCGCAACGCGCGCAGGCCGCGTATATCGATGCTCCAGAAAAAGCCCGGGCAGCATTTGAAGCGCTCGGGCTTTGTTTCATCGACCTGTACCAGAACGCCAGCCATCAGGCTGCGCTGTCACAGAGCGCCGACGGCAAGCTATTCCTGAGCATCTCCGGCACGCGGTTCAGTCAGGGAAAGATCGGCGATCTGTTCGATGACATGGATCTCGCTCCGGTCGATGTCGGCATGGGCGCGCAGGTTACGCGCGGCGCCTATGAGGGGCTGTCGGATATGTGGCAATGGGCACTCGACACCGCTCCCGCGGAGTCGGTGTTCAACGTCGAGGGGCACTCGCTTGGGGGTTGGCGCGCGACCTACACGCCGCTCTTCATTCCTGTCAGGCGTATCGGGATGCTCCACGCGTTCGAGCCTCCGAAAGGCGCGAATGCTGCCTACTACGCCCGCTTCCAGACGGAGCTTGCCGGTCTGGTGATCGTCGGTCAAGGGCGTGACATCTGGTTCGGATATCCGCGCCTCGGCGAATGGATCCATCGACCGGGACCGATGCTCTGGATCAAGTCGTCAGGGTACAGCGTGATCGATACGCAGGACTGGCCAGGCGGACTTAACCTCGCGGACCACTCGATTGATCTTGCCGCGCAACGCCTGGTCGCACTCTCCGAAACCGCCACGCAATAAACCATACACGCAAGTGAGACCAGCCGCCTTCGGGCGGTTTTTTATTTTGGAGCTGCCTTATGACCTTGGTCAGCATAAGCCCGACACCCGTTCAGAGGTTCGTCGACTCGAATGGGAATGCGCTAGCGGGTGGGCTTCTTTTCACCTATCAGGCTGGCACGTCCACGAAATACCCAACGTACACGGATGCGACGGGTGCGACGCAGAACACGAATCCGATTGTTCTCAACCAGCGCGGTGAAGCCTCAATCTGGCTGGTGCCTACTCAGTCGTACAAGTTCGTTCTGGCGCCGTCCACCGACTCGGATCCACCGACCTCTCCGATATGGACTGAAGACAACGTCCAGACTAACTCGGGCGCCGCCGTCGGCAACATGACGGACGAAAGGGGGAGCGGCGGAACGATCGGGTTCGCAGCCAACGTCGACTTCACGCCGGGTACGACGACCAGCCTGACCCTCTCGAACAGCTACGGTTCGGCATCGAATCTGTGGGTCTTCTTCGATGCTGAATATCAGGGTAGTGACCAGTTCGTTCTGAACGGCACCACGCTCTCCTTCAATGCGCCGATTCCGGTCGGCGTGAACAAGGTCTACGTCAAAGGCGGCACAGCGCTCACGGTCGGCGTTCCCGGTAACGGCACCGTCGGCGGTGCGCAGCTCGCTTATCCCACCTCAGGCCCAACGTCCGCTCGTCCCGTCCCCGGGTTCGTCGGCCAGCCGTATCTCGACACGACGCTGGGCTACCTGATCAACGCCAAGCAAATCTCACCCGCCATTTGGGTCAATGCAGCCGGAGTCACGGTATGAAAAAGCTATTCCTTCTCTTTCTGGCGCTCTGCTTTTCGGTAGCGCAAGCGCAGACCTTCCCGGTTCAGAACCTTCAGGTATTCGGTACAACGGCGCTCTCGACGCCGCCGACAATTCCTTCGTCGTGCAAAAATATCCTGTCGTATGGCGGCATCCCAAACGGAACCGCGGATAACATCAGCGCATGGAATGCGGCCGTAGCAGCCAACGGCGCCGATGTCTCATTTGTCGGTTCCATCACCAGTACAACGCTGACCGTCACGGCCATGAATGGGCCCGGCGCGCTACATGTCGGCCAGACCATTGTAGGTACCGGGGTGACGTCGGGCACGACTATCTCTGCATTCGTGAGCGGAACTGGGGGTACCGGTACTTACACAGTCAGCACCTCTCAAACGGTGACAAGCGAGACCATTACCGCAGGCTATCCGAATCAGGTTTGTGTGTATTTCCCGCCTGGGAACTACGTGTTCTCGCAGTCGATGCTGTATCGCTTTGCGACGACCAATCCCGCGTCGATCACCATTCTCGGTGCGGGCCCCGACGTGACCATGCTCGAGTTCACGCTCGCAAACAATCCCGGCATCACCATCGGTGTGACGAGCTCGTTCAACTCGTTTCATATCCGGGACCTCACGGTCGCGGCGAAGGTAACCCAAGGTTCGCAGGGCATTCTTCTGTCGAACAGCCAGGTCACCAACACGAACCCAGCGAACACCGCGCAGAGCGACATCACCAACGTCAACGTGCGCGGCGCGGACGGTTACGTGCAGACGTATGGATGGCAATACGATGTTTATGTGCAATCGGTTTCGAACATCAACTTCATCAACGACGCGTTCCTTGGCCCGTACGTCTCGACCGGTGTTGAGCTTCAAGGTACATCGACAAATCTCGGCGTCGTCTACAACTTCATCGGGTGCAACTTCGAGGCCGTTTATACGGGCCTTTTCTATGGATCGTACATCCAGGGCGTCACGATCCTGAGTTCCCAGTTCAACACCGCCTACGGGATTCTTATTCCGCCGAGCGAGCCCGGTCTGGATCAACTAGCTGTCTTTGGCAGCCAGTTCAATAACACGAGCAACGCAATGCTCATCCAGTCGGCAATCGAAGGGGTGATGATCCAGGGGAATTTCTTCCTCATCAACAACAACGCGACCGCGCTGGTGTTCCAGAACTACTCCGGGCCGATCGTTTCGGGGAATTACTTCAGTCCGGCAGTCCTTCCTGCTGTCAATCAGACCGCCATAAATTTCGGTGCATGGACTGCCGAAGCGGGAGTGGTCAGCAATAACGTCTTCCAGCAGATCACGACGCCTGTCGTGCTAGGAGCGTCTTCCCAGTTCATCAATGTCCAGTCGAATGCGTACTGGAATAACACAAATCCCAATTCCAACGCCGGAACGAATAACACGCTCGGTGGCGGTTCACAGTGAGGAACGAAATGAAAAAAACAGTCCTTTCGCTGTTTCTCTCGCTCTATGCGCTCGTCTCTTTTGGGACAACGCTAAGTCCGGTCCAGTTGCTCAACCCCGCCGGCTCGACATCCGGTCAGGTCGTTCTTTCCAACGGTCCGGTCACGGCGCCGGGGTGGGGGAATGTCGGGGCAACGTCGCTTGCGGCGCAGGCTGCAAACACTGTGGTCGCAAACGCCACCGCGTCGAGCGCGTCGCCAACCGCCTTCGCGATGCCGAGCTGCAGCACATCGGCTAGCGCGCTCGACTGGACAAGCGGCACCGGCTTCACCTGCAACACGAGCATCAACGCGGCGACGCTCGGCGGTTCAACTTTCGCCTCGCCGGGTGCCATCGGGTCGGGCACGCCGGGAAGCGGCAGCTTCACGACCGTCGTCTCGTCGGGTGCCGCCAACTTCAACAGCCTCACTGCCGGCGCCACGTCGATCACTGGCGCGCTAACCGTCTCGCAGACGAACGGCATTGTCGGCACCACGACCAACAACAACGCTAATGCAGGCGCCATTGGGGAGTACGTGCCGGCGAGTGCAACGTCTGTCGCAATCACTACAGCGGTCTCGACGAACATTACGAGCATCAGTCTCACTGCTGGCGACTGGGACGTGTCTGGCGTGATGCAGGTGTCTCCGGCCGGCGGAACGATCGTTGGCGGCGAATCCGTAAGCATCAGTACGACCTCTGCGACGCTCGGCGGACTTGGCTCAACCACATTCATTGGCGCAACGAAAGCGACCGGCCAGGCCGATATCGTTCCAACGCCTGTAGTGCGCATCAGCATCCCATCGACGACGACGGTGTATCTGGTCGGCAACGTCAGCTATACGACGAGCACTCTGACGGTTAGCGGTCTCATCCGGGCGCGTCGCGTACGCTGATTTACTTCAGGATAGGGCGCTGGAAAATCCGAAAATTACAATCCACCAGCGCCCCGTGAAATCCAGAAAAGCAATGCGCAATAGCCAATCGAAATAACGACCAACGCGCATGCCACTAACGGCCGGCGAATTTTGGTCAAGTGGTGAATGTCCATAGCGTGCCCTCTCTTGTTTTGAACTTCGTTGTGTGCGGTATGATTCCGCTTCTTCAGCCGGAAATCAACCGCCATGTCAACGATAAAGCAGTTAAATTTTCGATGGTGGTTCCTCGGAGCTGTCGTGCTCCTTGGAGCTATCTACGTCTCTCAAACGTGGTCGCCGTCGTCATACGGACTGGTGCTCCGGAATCTAGAAGCAAAAAATACTGGGCTGGTCATAGGTGACCCGAAGCCGATTCGCGCGGATGAGTGGGCCGTTATCACGTCTCTTACCGCGGCCTCGGTCAATAACCACTTCGAGCGTTACAACAAAACCTCTCCTTACAATGACGATCTGCGGATCGCGTTCGGCATTCCGATTGACGACTGGGGCTGGTTTTTCAAGCCCACGATGATGCTGTATAAATTCGTCAACCCGGCCTACGCATTCTCGTTCCATTATTTTTCCGTCTTTGCGTTATTCATAGCGGGTTACACGGTACTTTTTCTCGTGACCGGCGCCACGCGCACGCAAGCCGTTCTGCTAGCATTCTGCGCATATCTCACCGCCTATTCCCAGTTCTGGTGGACCGACAAGGGTGTCCTGTTCTCGCTGTACGGCGCGGCGATGGCGGTTCTGTTCCTGCGCATGCCGAAGTGGATACGTTTGCTGCTTTTTTACTGGCTGCTTACGGGAATGATGATCGAGATGTTCTATCCGCCATACATCGTCTCGCTCGCGTTCGTCAGCGTCGCGTTCGTTCTTGCGTACGGCCGCGAGTGGCTGCGCCCGGTCCCGCTGATAGGACTGGCGGTCGCCGCTGGCGCCGCGGCCGCGACGACGGGTCTTTACCTGAAAGACTACCTGCTCGCCACGATGAAGACGCTGTATCCGGGTGGCCGCAGCGTCATGGGCGGCGGCGTCGGACTTCGTCAAGCGGCGTCGCAGCTTTTCCCGTTCGCCACCTTCGACGGGCGATTGCACGAACTGCTGCCCAACTCGAACATTTGTGAATCCGCCACGTTCGGCGTTTTCTTCGTCCTGCTGGCACTGTGCTTTGCGAATTACCGGAACCTGACGACGTTGGTGAAGGACCGCATCTTCGTGCGCCGCGCACTGATTCTCGGCGCAGCGCTCGCCATGATGCTGGCGTGGGAGCTGCTGCCAGTACCAGAGAGCGTCGGCAAGCTGCTGCTGTGGAACAACGTTCAGCCGAGCCGCATGCAGTACGCGCAAGGCGTGTTGCTGCTGTTCTTCGTCGTGCACGTGGTGAGCCGCCTCGGTCTCAGCATTTCCCCGCCGCGGATCGTGACGTTCGTGGCAATCGTCGTGTTCGGCTGGATGATGCTGAAGGCGCGCGCCGAGGTACCGTTCTGGCCTAACTCCATTGACCTGCTCATCATCCCTTTTGCGATTGCGGCCTATCTGGTCGCGCGCTACACGAAGATCGACCCGGCCGTCCCCATGCTTGTCGCATCGGTAATCACCGCGGCGCTCGTGATCGGCCGCTTCAACCCACTGCAGCAGGCGTGGCCGATCTTCAATCGCGAGGACACCCCAGTGATAGCGAAGATACGCGCCGCAGTTGACCCGAAGACGGGCTATCTCGTGCAGCAGTTCCTGCCCGAGTCGGTGCAGAACGGCCTCGGCTTCAAGTCCATCTCCTACACGACCGCCATCCCGCAGTGGCACTTCTGGAATCAGTTTCGCGACAAGGTTGATGCACAGACTTTCAATACGATCTTCAACCGATATTCGAATATATGGGTCACCAATGACTCTTTCCCGGCTCAGGTAGCGCCGGATGCAATCAGAGTGCCGGCAACATGGTTCCATGATCCGGATCATCGTGTTGAAGCTCCGTAA